CGAACCTTCGTCAGGGTGTTCTTGACAATGGTCTTACCCTGGGGGCATCAGCGCAGGGTGCAATTCTTGCTCATAATGGGTCGGCATGGGGTCACACCATTCCTACGCAAATGGTTGAGTTCCAAGTTTCGTATTCTTCCGCAGGCGACGCTTCGATTCCTGGTGTAGGTGAGGGCTCCATTGTCAATGGTGCTTACGCATCAGCCACAGATTACACCAAGCCAGGTTGGGTTTCCAAGGAAGCTTCGGGTGACTACGCAGGTATGTTCAAGGTTGACCTTGCTGATATCTTCGGCAACGGAACCAACCTTTTCGGTCCACCAAACTTCATGGCTCAGGTCTTTGTCGTCAGCGACAACGGTCAGGTTCAAGAACTTGCTGGCACGAACATGGTAGTTGATGGCGAATCGCCAAGCGCTACTGGCACTTATAGTGCTGGTCCGTGTGAAGCTTACTTTGACCTTGACGGTGCGGCAGCAACCGACATCAAAAAGATTAGGATTGCCTTTAATCAAATCGGTGCTCCATTGATGAGCAGCTAATAGCTGAGGCTAATAAAATAAAATAGAAATCTTATCTTAGGATAAACATTTCGGCGGCAGGCTCTTCGGGGTCTGCCGCTTTCTTTTTATTCAAAATTGGGTTTTTAATCTTTGTGACACTATTTATTAGAGAAATTGGACCTTCAATTGTGTTCAATATATAAATATTTATAGATACACACAAGGAGAATCTTCAATGTCTAGTATGCTAGAACAAGCTATCGTCGATGCGAAAGCACTCAAGGAAGCTGCCATTAAAAGCGCAGAAACGGAATTACTCCAAAAATACTCAGAAGAAATGAAAGAAGCTGTCACTTCCCTATTGGAAGTTGAGGCTGATTTATCAATGGGCGCTGATGCAGCAATGCCATCAGAAGCACCTCCCTCATTTGCTGGTGGCGAGAACCTTTGTCCTTGCCCTGAAGATGAGGAAGAGTTCGTCGTTGACTTTTCACAACTAAGAACACAAGCTGAAGAAGCCGAAGACGAAGGAGAGTCAATTGGCTCAGGTCTTGGCGGAGAAGAAGAATTCTCACTTGGCGATGAAGAAGGTCTTGGCGGAGAAGAAGACCTTGGACTAGGTGGAGAGGAAGAGGACGAAGAAGAACTCACTCTCGAAGAAAAAGCAATTCTCTCAGACATCTTTAATGAAGATGTTGTTCTCGATGTCATGAAAGACATGGTGAACGAAGAAGAAGATGAAGATAGTGATGAGGAAGAAGTAGAAGAAGAAGCTGGCGTAGATGTCGATGCTCTTGAGTCTGGCTTCCAGAAGAAGGAAGAACACCTTCAGAACACTATCGCTGAATTAGCAGAAAGATTAAAAGCTCAAATGAGCAAAACAAAAGAATACAAATCAGTCGTAGAAAAAATGACTGGTAGACTGGCTGAGGTCAATTTGTCCAACGCCAAGTTACTATATACGAATCGGGTTCTTAACAATACCTCCCTGAATGAGCGACAAAAGAATAAAATTGTCGAATCTATTGAAAGTGCCGTATCCGTGGTTGAGGCAAAGACTATCTTTGAAACACTTCAAAATGCTGTGAGCGTCGGCTCTGTTGCAAAAAGCAGAACTGCAAACTCACTTAGCGAAGCCGTTAGAAGAAATTCTTCACCTTACGCAATCCGTGGCAACGAAAGTGAGCCACAAAAGTTAAACGATGCATTCTCAGATAGAATGCGGAGATTAGCAGGCATCAATAAATAAAACATTCTAGGAGGAATATAAAAAAAATGTCTATTCTTAACAAACTAACAGAAGGTATCGTCAATCGTGACCTTTCTCGTGATGGCGATGCTCTCCTCAATAAGTGGGAGAAAACAGGTCTTCTTGAGGGTCTTGACGATTACTCAAGAAACACAATGTCGGTTCTTTTAGAGAACCAAGCAAAGGAACTCCTTCGTGAGTCCAACACAATGCAGGGTGGCGATGTCGAAGGCTTCGCAGCAGTTGCATTCCCAATCGTTCGTCGTGTATTCGGTGGTCTTTTGGCACAGAAGCTTGTATCGGTTCAGCCAATGAGCCTTCCAAGTGGTCTTATCTTCTTCATGGACTTCGTGAAGCAAGGACCAAACGCAGCCACAACAGGCTCAGACTACAATGGTGCTCCAAATAACCAGCAGCGTGGTGAGATGAATGTGCAAAACGACACTGCCACAGCTTCAGAGCCTTCGGTTTACGGTGGTCAGGTTAAAGGTCGTGGGATTCTCACCTCTGGTGCAGAGCTTGACCCTGAAGCCCGTGGTGCTGTAGGTGCAGGCAACCAAGCCCCAACACCTCAGTTTCAAGACTTGATTCAAGGTTTCTCAACCGCTCGTGCTCAAGGCGCTCCAACTGCTGGCGAGTGTGTCCTTGCCCGTGATGAAATCGTTCTTGACGGTTCATTGTCAGACGAAGAAGCTCAGGCTGTTCAGTTCGACCCAGACTTAATGGCTCGTTCTGGCAGCGAGCGTGTTCGTATTGTTCGTATTACAAGAACAAACTTCAACGCCATGCCCGCAGGAACTGGCGGAACTGGTCAGGCAACTTGCGGTGCAAGAATGTCAGGTCCAGATATTCGTCACTTGGCGGTTCAGGCTGCTGACGGCTCAACCCTTCGTGGCGTTTCCGATGTTGCTGCTGCTGCTGGAGACAATGTTGCACAGGTTCGTCGCTTGACTCGCCTTGTGACTGGTGATGGTTCAACCCGAGTTTACTCACACATGAACGACGCTGGTGTAGAATATGTTGAGTTCGTGATTGTTGGTATCGCCGACGCAGACGGCTCAGCCTTCTCGACGGTTACTGCTTGTAATCAGGGTAACGAAGCAATGGACGGTCTCGGACTTGAGTTCGCTCTTGCCGACAACATTGCTGAAGCAACTGGTGCAACCTCTCCAAACCCAGACACTCTCGGTGCCCTTGTTGGTCAGACTGCATGGGAAATGGAAGGTTCAGTAGACCTGCCAGAAATCTCAATCAAGGTTGATTCAGTTGCAGTGACTTCGGTCACCCGTAAGCTGAAGGCTTCATGGTCACCTGAGCTTGCTCAAGACTTGAACGCTTATCATAACCTTGACGCAGAGGTCGAGTTGACTGGTATTCTTTCGGAGCAGATTGCTCTTGAAATTGACCAAGAAATTCTTGCTGACCTTATTGCTGGTGCAAAGGCTTCAAGCCTTTACTGGTCACGCCGTCCAGGTCTCTTCGTCAACCGTAAGACGGGTGCCGATGCGACTTCATTGGCTGCTCCACCTGATTTCACAGGTTCAGTAAGCGAATGGTACGAGACTCTCGTTGAAACTATCAACGATGTTTCGGCTGACATTCACCGCAAGACTCTTCGTGGTGGCGCTAACTTCTTGGTCTGTGGACCAGAGGTTGCAAACATCCTTGAGTTCACCAGTGGCTTCCGAGCTTCTGTAACTCATGATGACGACAGCGGTTCAGTTGGTGCTCAGCAAGTTGGTTCCATTTCTAAGAAGTGGGACTTGTATGTTGACCCATACTTCCCTCGTAACATCGTCCTTGTCGGGCGTAAGGGTAGCTCATTCCTCGAAAGTGGATATGTCTACGCTCCTTATGTACCTCTCCAGACGACACCAACCATCTTCCACGCAGATGACTTCACTCCCCGCAAGGCAGTGATGACTCGCTACGGCAAGAAGCTGGTCCGTCCTGACATGTACGGTCTTGTTGTTGTTCGTGACCTCGAAGGGTAATCGATAAACAACATAGCGTAAGCTAAACATGCCCCACCTTGACTTCGGTTAGGGTGGGGTTTTGTTTTTTTTGAAACTAGTTAGTACGAGAGAGAGATTCTCGGGAGGATTAAACATGTCATTACCCACACTGACCCCAGCGCAAACGCAATCTACGGTGGTTTTGCCTAAAAGCTATACTGTGCCTGCCTCTGGCTCTGCGGACCATGACACACTTGTCGCCTCTTTTCCTTTTGGAACTTATGCTAATGAAAATTACTGGTTTGATAATCAAGCGACGCCTGCAACAGAATATGCGCAGGTCCGCCCATTCTTGCTTGGCGCAGCAGACCAAGTAGCTTTTACTTATAGGAAGCTCGGCGGAGATGTCCTTGATATTGAACTAACAAAAGAACAAGTCTTCTCAGCATATGAAGAAGCTTGTTTAGAGTATTCATATCTTATAAACATTCACCAATCAAAGAATGTTTTGTCAAATGTTCTTGGTGGAACCACTGGTTCGTTTAATGAAGATGGCATGATTACAGATGCGTTTGGTGCCGACAAGACTATTGATAAAACAAGACACCTTTCACTTAAATATCCACGCTTCGACTTTGCTTATGCTCGAAGAGTTACTGACGGTATTTCAGAAGAGGCAAATGTTGGAGGCTCATCAAGAATTTATTCAGCGTCCTTCAGCATCGTATCAGACCAACAAGATTATGACTTGCAAGCTATTGTTGCAGCCGACTCAGACTTTACAGCGATTGTCGGTACACCACAAAACAAAATATTAATTAAAAAAGTATATTACCAAACACCCAAGTCCATGTGGAATTATTATGGCTACTACGGCGGCGTTAATGTAATGGGCAACTTGTCTACTTATGGACAGTTTTCCGATGATTCAACTTACGAGTTGGTTCCAGCTTGGCAAAACAAGATGCAAGCCAAGGCGTTTGAAGAATCTCTTTATGTAAGAGCGTCCCATTCGTCTTACGAGCTTAAAAACAACAGATTAAGAATCTTCCCCACCCCAGGTGACACAACCCCAGCGAAGATGTGGATTGAGTTCCTGGTTCCTTCGGATACATGGGATGAATCCAGTGGTATCAACGATGGGATTAGTGGCGTGAACAACATGAACACAATTCCTTTGCAAAATGTTCCTTATAAAAACATTAACTCGATTGGTAAACAGTGGATTCGAAGATTCGCTCTTGCACTTTCAAAGGAAATGCTCGGTCTTGTCCGTTCGAAGTTCTCTTCGATACCAATTCCAGGCAACGATATCTCAATGAATGGCGACGCTCTTATTTCATCAGGAAAAGAAGAGCAAACAGCCCTTAGAGATGAGCTTAAGGAAATTCTAGATGAATTGACCTACGGTAAGATGCTTGAGGGCGACGCAGAATCTGTCGAGAACTCAAACAAAGTTATTTCAAAGGTACCGACTTTAATTTATAGAGGGTAGAGGAGTAGTAAATGGCTGATAACAAATGGGAACAACCAGACGCTCCACCACCTCCATTATTTGCAGGCAAAAAAGAGCGTGATTTGGTCAAACAAGTCAACGATGAGCTTATCGAGCGTGTCATCGGTCAGACAGTATTATATTATCCAATCGATTTAGAGACTTCAGAGTTCCATCCGCTCTATGGAGAGGCAATTGATAAAACTTTCTTGCCTCCAATCCGTGTTCATGCTCTTATCGAGAAAGAAGAGACTGATACGACCTATACAAACTATGGTATTGACAAGGTTAGCAACATTACTATCTACTTTCACAAGAGAAGGTTGACGGAAGACCAAGACCTTTGGGTGAGAGAAGGAGATTTTATCCAGTATGACGGTCAGTTGTACGAGATAGCAGACTTAAGCCAACCAAGATACTTGTTTGGACAAGATAATCAACGATTCGAGATAAGAGCGTCATGTAGAAAGGCGAGAGAGGGAGTGTTCGATGGAAAATAAAGAAGCAGGTTACGAAAAGCAGCTTGGCGACTCATCGTTAGAAGATTTTGACTATGCAGTCTTTAATTGGCTTAACGAAACGCTCGACCTTCATGCAAGAACAAATAAAGGCTGGAAAAAGGTTCCTGTTATTTGGGTTGCAGGCGAGAAAGTTCACCAAGCAAAGAAAAATCCAGACTTGCGTGACTCTTCAGGTGCCTTAATCCTTCCCTTGACGACTGTGGAGCGTACAGGCGTCGCTAAAGACCCTACTAGAAGAGGTACAGCGGCAGCCAATGTTCCAAACAATAATGATAACAAGGGTGGAGCCCTTACAATCGCAAAAAGAATTAAACAAGACAAAACAGCGACCTTTGCCAACGCAGCAGCGGCAAAGAAACCTCCAATCAACTTTCGGACAGCAAAGAATGACCGAGTTGTATATGAAGTAATAAATATTCCAAATCCAGTTTACATAGAGGCTACTTATGTGGTAATATTGCGTACTGAATACCAAGAACAGATGAATAATCTAATTCAACCATTCATGACGAGAACTGGAGGACCAAATCACACAATAATCAAACATAATAAACACCGCTATGAAGCTTTCATCGGTCAGGACTTTTCATTCGAGAATACTGTATCCGATATTGGCGACGGCGAAAGGAATTACATCACAACTATCGAAATTAAAGTCCTTGGTGCCTTGATAGGCGATGGACCAAATCAAGAGAAACCAAAGAGGGCAATTCGAGAGACAATTGTAGATGTAAAACTGATGAGAGAAAGAGTGATGATGGGCGACGAAGCTCAATTCGCCGAAGATAAAAAATATCGTGAGTAATTTTATCTTTTGAGGAAATCCTCTACTATTTATTAGAGAAATGCCACAAGGCTTTTAGGCGTTCAAGCCGCAAATGTATATATGCTTTAAGGAGAAACAACAATGTCCGTTAAGAAATTTAAGTTCGTATCACCAGGGGTTTTCGTTAATGAAATCGATAATTCCCAACTAACAAAACAAGGTGACGATATTGGACCAGTAATTATTGGTACAGCGCTAAGAGGACCATCAATGGTTCCAACAAGAATCGAGTCATTCTCTGACTTCGTAGAAACTTTCGGTGAGCCCCTTTCGGGTAGCGAAGGTTCCGATGTCTGGAGAGAAGGGAACAAGCTAGCGCCTACCTATGCTGCATATGCTGCACAAGCTTATTTGCGTAATGCTTCCCCTGTTACTTTCGTTCGTCTTTTGGGTGAAGCTCATCCTGACGGCAGCGACAAGGCTGGTTGGAGCATCACAGACCCATCTACTGCATTCGACGCCGCAGGCGACGGTGCTGCTGGTGCATACGGTCTATTCATCTCGAACGGTGGTTCCGCAGCCGTGGCTGCCAAGGGCTCTGTTGAGTTCAACACTGTTGTTATTGCCAATGCAGGCTTCAATGTTACCTACGATGGCGGTTCTGCTGTCACAGAGGCAAGTGGTACACACCCAGCATTCTCAATCGATGTTTCAAGCAACAATGCTGGTAATGACACGCTAACTATGACGCACTTCGACGGTGACACAAGCTCGCTTGTTTTGGGTGACGGTGCTGGTAAGCAGGTTGTCGGTGGTGCTGCTGCTGTAGCAGACCAAAGAAACAATCTTGTCTCTTATATTAATACAACTTTCCCAGAGCTTGAAGCAATCGGTGATAGCGTTGATGTTTCAAAGCTTTATGTTCGTGAAAAGGCAAGGGTCAAGGTTGCAGGCGCAGGCTCAGTCAATGTTGCATTTATTGCAGGCGCAAACAACCTAACAGTTGTGGAAGGTTCTTCATCTGCATTTTGTAACTTCTCAGGCGGCGTCGCTGCACAGGTTTTCTCAGCAGGTGCCTATGCTGGCGTTGCGGAGACTGGAGCCAGCACGATTTCATTAGCCAAGGCGATGGAGTCAGCAGGCATTTCACCATTCCATTCATTCACAGGGGCAGCGTCGGTTGATGCCCAGTTGGCAACTCAGTTTGCTGCCCTCGGCTCATTCGGAGCCAACACTCTTGCCGTTGACGGTACTGACACCACAAAGGTAGTAGTCACTTCTACCGCTGAAGGCACAGCAGGAAATTCAAAAGCAATTGCAGGCAGCGTCGGAACTGTTGTAGGTACAGGTACAGGCACTTCTGGCTCAGCTTCCTCTCTTACTGGTCAAACAGGTGCACTTGCAGCGATTCTTTATGCTAAGAGTGGTGCAATTTCGCTTATGGGTAGCTCGGCACTATTTGCCACGCCAACCGTATCTGGTGTTGGTGTGTGGATGCGCTCAGACGGAGCAAACAACCAATTCAAGCTTCGTGTTCAAAACACCGCTGGAAGCAAGTCGGATATCAGCAACAAAGAAGATATCTCGTTCAACTTTAACAAGAACTCAAGACTTTATGTCCGAAATGTGCTTAACACGAACCCAACGCTTTGTGATGCGAATGTTTCGGGCACAGGAAAGCTTAAGGCATATTTCCTCGGAGAAACCTTTGACCGCCACTTGGCAGATGTACAAGCTGGTATCTCAACGGCTAAGGGCGCACAGTACGCTTGTTTGTTACCCATCAAGGGAGCAGGTAATCATGAGTCAAATGCGTCCCCCGCAAAGACTCCTTGGATTATTTCGCAACACAATGGTAACCCCGCAGAGCTTGATACCACCTCTTCAGCACTTCTTAATGATGGAAGTGTAGAATCCAAGGGTATTGAAAAGCTTATGAGACTTCATTCTCTTTACGCTGGACAGTGGGAAAGAAAAAATCTTAAAGTTGCGATTGAAGACATCAAGGCACCTTCAGATAAATTTAACCCATATGGAACCTTCTCGGTTGTAGTTCGAAGAGTAGAAGACTCGGACGCTGCACCAACTATCGTAGAAAGATTCTCCTCATGTAACTTGAACCCAGCTTCAGCCGACTATGTTGGTAAGAAGATTGGTGACATGCACATGGTTTGGGACGACGATGAAAGAAGATATCAGGCTCACGGTCAGTTCGAGAACCAATCACGCTTCTTGCGTGTTGAGGTATCAAGCTCGGTTGAGTCGGGACTAGCGGATGCCAGAATGCTTCCATTCGGCTTCCTTGGACCAAAGAAAAAGAAAGATATCGTTTTCACCAACGCTGCGACCCCAACACTCGAAATCGGCGGTGTAGCCACCGACTTCCTTATGGATGCAGAAGATAGTGAGCTTAAGTTTCACAGTGCCTCGGCTTCTAGCGCTGGTAGCGCATGGGCTGCCGCTGATGAAAAGATTGTAATCGGACCAGCCACCGATGGAGCCACAACTAGGAGTACTGCGGATTTCTCGGTAACTCTTAAGTTTCCTTCAATGGCACTGAGAACAACTTCCGCTGATTCAACTCTTTCTTCACCGAGAGATGCAAACTTTGGTATTACGACTTCTGAACGAGGCAGCGATTCTATCTTTGATGAATCTTACATGGACCTTGCAGGCTACTGCGGTTTTGGTACGCCAGTTGGTGGCGACGACGCAACCGCAGTTGGAGCTAACGATGAACATCAGTTTATCTTCACTCTTGATGATATTCGTTATCCGTATACCATCGCCGAGGGCGGAGGCAACACCGATGCCAATGCTCCTGCTGTGACCTCGAAGCCTAAGAACTTTATTTGGGAAGCAGGCTCCAGAGCATCCGCAGGTGCCCACAGCGTTGCTTCGATTACTGGATACACTCCAGCTTCAGGAATCCCAGGTGGATTCGAAGCTATTCTCGACAAGGGAATTCAAAGCTTCACACTGCCTCTTCTTGGCGGTCACGACGGCATTGATGTTTTCCAAGTTCAACCATTCAGTTATCACGCAAGCGCAAGCTCAAATACTGCTCTTGCCTCGGCTGATAGTTCTGCACTAAGCCACTATGCTCTTAACTCGCTTAAGAAAGCAGTGGATACAGTTGCAGACCCTGAAGTTGTGGACATGAACCTCTTGGCAGCACCTGGAATGACCCACCCTTCAATCACGAACCATATGGTTTCTGTTTGTGAGAGTCGTGGTGATGCCTTGGCTGTTATTGACCTTGACAACGATTACATGCCAACGGGCATGGATGTGTCAAAGTCTGAGGCTGATAGAATGCCAAATGTGGACCAAGCAATTACCTCACTGAGAGAGCGCTCGCTCAACTCAAGTTATGGTTGTGCTTTCTTCCCATGGGTACAGATTGCAGATACAATGTCAGGTCGTGTTCTTTGGGCACCTCCTTCAATTGCTGCACTCGGAACAATGGCTTCCTCATCGAGAAAGTCAGAGCTTTGGTTCGCTCCAGCAGGATTCACCCGTGGTGGTCTTACTGACGGCGCAGCAGGTGTTCCAGTATCATCGGTTCGTCTCCGCCTTAACTCTAAGGAAAGAGACAAGCTCTATGAAGCAAACATTAACCCGATTGCTCAATTCCCAGCAGAAGGAATTGTTATCTTCGGACAGAAAACACTTCAAGTCACTCCATCGGCACTGGACAGAATTAATGTTCGCCGCCTGATGATTTTCTTGAAGAAGTCAATCTCTCGCATGGCAAAGACCGTTCTGTTTGACCAGAATGTCGAAAGCACTTGGTCGAGATTCACTTCACAGGCTGACCCGTTCTTGGCTTCTGTCAAGTCACGATTTGGTCTGAGCGAGTATAGAATTATTCTCGATAAGACAACCACCACTGCCGAGCTTGTTGATAGAAATATCATGTACGCTAAGATTCTTCTTAAGCCTACAAGAGCCATCGAGTACATTGCGATTGACTTCGTGATTACTGACAGCGGAGCGTCGTTCGACGATTAATTGAAAATGGGTTGAGGGGGAGATTATTTCTCCCCTGAAACTATTTAATAAAAGGAAAGCCTAAACACAAGGCGAACTATTTTTAAGGGAGAAAATAAAATGGCATTTTGGTCAGACGCAAGAGAAGGGGTTCGAGACCCTAAGAGACAGTTCCGTTGGGTTTTACGCAACAATCATATTCCTGTCTTCACGCTAAAGAAGGTTTCAAAGCCCAGCTTTACTGTGCAGGAATCAACACATAAATATATTAATCACACTTATTACTACCCAGGTCGTGTAGAGTGGAATACCATTTCCATGACACTTGCTGATGCAGTTGACCCTGATGGGGCAGCTACAATGGTTGACATTATTAAGCAAGGTGGTTACACTCCAGCCACGAGCGCAAACGACTTGACAACCATGTCGAAGTCAAAGGCAACCACTGCATTGGGTCGTATTGAGATTCAGCAGCTTGACGCCGATGGCAACGCCGTAGAAACTTGGGTTCTTTGGAACGCTTGGATTAAGGATGTTAAGTTCGGTGACCTCGATTATGATGGTGATGACTTGACTGATATTGAAATCGAGCTTCGTTATGACTGGGCTTACCTCGAAACCGCTGAAGATTCGGCTGCTGGTGGAGGGAAGAAATTCTGGGCTCCAGGTAGCGGTTCTTAATAAAAAAGTAAAAAACTCTTTACACTTATCATAAAATGATGTATAGTATAATCACCATGTTAGAAATAATGTGGTGATTGTATGTTTTGTTCACTAAACTACTTACGAAAAGAGGTGAAAAATGAGTAGAAATGAAGAGCGGCTTGGAGGAAGTAAAGTTAGTAATACTTCGCCAACCGCAGCAGTTGCTAGCGCATCTGCATCGTCCCCTGCCCCTTTGGAATTTGTTCGACCAACATCGCTAGTCTCCCTGCCATCTGGCGGACGATTCTATCCAGAAGGGCATCCACTACACGGCGTTTCCGAGGTTGAAGTTCGTCACATGACGACAGCCGAAGAAGATATTCTTACAAGCCGTGTTCTATTGCGCAAGGGTACTGCGATTGATAAGTTTCTTGAAAGACTTATCACGCTTGATGTTGACCCTAACGATTTGTTACTAGGTGACAAGTCTGCGCTTATCGTCCAGGCTCGTGTTGACGGATATGGTGCTGAGTATACCACTCAAGTACAATGTCCAGCATGTTCCGCCAGAATCAAACATACATTTGACCTCTTTGACCATCAAATAGTCGAGGGCTTAAATGTAGATGAGATTAATGGTGTAGCTGCAACTGACCGCAATACTTTTATTATTTCAATCGATAATGGTTGGGAAGTAGAAGTAAGAGCGCTCAACGGGCATGACGAGAAGAGAATGTCAAAGGCTATTCAGCAGCGAACTAAGGCTGGTATGAGTGAGTCTAGCATTCAAGAACAGTTGCGTCAAATGATTGTATCTGTTTCTGGGCACACCGATAGGAGTACCATTAATAAGGCAATCCAGCACATGACTGGTAAGCATTCACGAATGATTCGTGATGTCTATTCAAAGGTTATTCCTAATGTTGACCTAAAGCAAGAGGTAACCTGTGTTGAGTGTCTGACGACATCTGAAATGGAGGTGCCGCTCACAAGCGACTTTTTTTGGCCTAAGTCCTGAGTATATGGAGAGCGTCTATGAGGTGTTCTTCTTTTTAAAATACTACGGCGGCTGGAGTTTCTTTGAAGCTTATAATTTACCAGTCGGGTTGAGAAAATGGTTTGCAGAGCGGTTATCACAACAGCTTAAGAAAGAGTCAGACTCAATGAATGGAAAGGGTGGTTCAACACCATCTAAACCTTCCATGCCATCAAGACCTTCTATGCCTTCGATGAGAAAGCCGTAGAAGGCACTAAAAGCCACGGAGAAATCCGTGGTTTTTTTCTTTATTTTGACAGTAAACGAAGATTTGGCTTTATTCCTCCATAGTTAATAATAGGAGGTAGAGATGAATGCAACTAAATTATATAGTTTGTGCTCTCTTTGCCGCTCTATTGGGAGGGTGTAGTCCAGATTACTCTATTATAGGTGGCGGCAAAACAGAGACAGAAACAGTTTATGTGGAAGTGGAGGTGCCAGTCTATATTGAGACAGAAGTCCCCCAAGACGCAGGTTTAATATGGGTGGACTCTTTTGTTCAACCCAAGTCAGTGGAAGGTGTGGACATATTGTGGGTTATTGATACTTCAGGTTCAATGAACTCATATGATGCAGCTTTGATGAGTGGGCTCGAAGCAATGCTTCTTGCACTGCCGCCATCAGGGTGGAGGTTGGCTATGATGGCTGCTGACCCCGACGATGCAGGGTCTGAGAGTCAATTCCCGCTTGTCCCAGGTGATGGGATAGCAGAAGCAATGGCAATGTATGCTGCAATGAGCCGAGGACACTTCGAACAAGGGTTCGATTCGGTATATGAATATATTATGAACAATCCTTATTCCGCTACATGGATGAGGTCTGATGCTGCATTGCTTGTGGTATTCGTTTCCGACGAGGAAGAACAGTCAGAAACTTATTTCCCAGTGGTGCAAGATTTTATTAATTGGTATTCTTCTTTGCGTGGAGGTTCAGTGTTTATATCCAGTATTATAAACTTTGCAGAGCCAGATTCAGTCTGTGATAGACCTCCCAGCATAATTGATGTTGGAGATAGGTATATCGAGGCTACAGACCACTTTGCAGGCATCAAGGTCGATATCTGTGCCGAGGACTGGTCTAGCGGCGTAACGGACGCCTCAGCGCAAGTGGAGCCCTATAAATCGATAGAGCTAACTTATCAGGCTATACCTGATTCTGTGAGAGTCTTTGTCGATGGTGAACTTTATGAAGATTGGCATTATGTGGATTTCGAAAACACAGTATACTTTGATATCATACCCGAGGGAGACAAGTTGGTTGAAGTTGGGTATAGATATTATGAAGAGACTGATACGGGAGCATGAATATAATGTTTGTTCGTGCTAATTATTTAAATTTATCTGTCAAAGGAGACGAGAATAGTATTATGGGGGAACAAGAAGATGGACCGATATGTACAGTCAAAAAGAAAACTTGTTCTCCTCAGAATGAGAATAAAGAAAGCTGAAGAGAGAAGAAGATTGGAAGAACTGGCAAGGATAGCTAGAAGAAGACTTCTTAAGAAAATATCAATTTGCTTTCTTGTAACTGCTAGCGCCCTAGTGGTTGGTTATTTATGTTATTAACAAGGGGGGTTTATGGGTGATAAAATCAAAAGAAGAGCTTAAGGAATATCTTAAGAAAAAAATGAATGTTGAGGATGAAGCTGAGTTGGACCGTATTGCGGAGACTCTTATTAGTATAATGAATAATAAAAAAGCTTCCAGACCGAATACCAGCAGAATTTGGAAAAAAGAAGAACTAGAAGAGCAGGGGATTGAGGTCAAGCCAGTAAAGTGGAAGAAGTTAGATTGAGGTAGCTAATTTCCCTTTCCAAACTATTTATAATGAAGCTACAGCACTATAGACGGAGATTGTCTGATGAATGAGAATGAAAGAGAAAACCAACGAGAAATGGTACTTGACCTTGGAGCCAGCCGAAGAGGAGAACTGAATGAGTTCGTCTTGCGGATGATGGGCGGAGCCATTAAGATGCTACTCAGAAGAATGTTTGGGGATGATACCGCCATTCCTGTCAAAGTCAAGGGCAATAAAAAAGAAATCTCTGCTTTTGCCAAGGCAATCGGCAAAGAAAAGAAATATATGAAGAGTGCTGCCAAATATGGGCTAAATAACCCAAAGACTTATAAGGATAAATATTCTTTAAGAAAAGCTACATCAAAATTTGAGAGAGCAACAGGCATAAAATGGCCATTCAAGGGCTGAGCCTTGCCTGTCCTGTAGGGAGACTCTAGCTAGATGGCTGATAAGATAACACCAGAACAATTAGCGGCAGCAGACCAGCTAAATCAAAAGCTTCGTGACGGTGAAGTCAATGCGCAGCAGTACGCCGAAGCATTGAAAGAAGCTGGTCTTGAACTGGCAAATCAAATTAACTTGATTGACCAGAAGATTGCAAAACTATCTCAGTTAAACGCAACTCAAGATGAGGGCACCGCCATCGGCGAGCGCCTGACAGAGCTTGAATCTCAGCGCAATGACCTTGTGGCGGGCGGCGAAGCGGGTCGCAAGCAAGCCATCAAGGACCATCTTGCACAGAAGAAAGCCCAAGAAGAACTAAATGTAGCAATAAATTCAGGCTTCACATCCATGCGCAGCTTCATCCAGTCCATTGCCGATGGCGAAGACATCATGGGTTCCTTGGCAGACAAAGCCAGTGCATTGGGCAAAGAATTGCTCGGCGATTTCATGATATCTTGGTCGGCAGCAGCCCTGAAAGGTTTTGCGAACGCAGACAAGCTGACAACAGAATTTAATAAATTAACAGGCACAACGGGTGCCATGAATGATGTCATTCTTAATGCTGCTGGCGGTATGAGTTCCGTAGGTGTCAGCACTGAGATGGCAGCCGCTTCTGCATCAGAGCTTTATCAACAGTTTAATCAGTTCTCCAGCGCCAATGCTGAACTTCAGACAGACATGATTCAGACAACTGCGTCATTGGAAAACCTTGGTGTTGCTTCGGCAACAACCGCACAAAATATCGACTTAGCCACGAATGCATTTGGAATGGGTGTCGGAGAAGCCACGCAATTGCAAGATGAGATGGCAAAGACTGCGATGGCAATTGGTATGCCTCCTGCCCAACTCGCTCAAGAGTTTGGAAAAGCCGCACCGCAGCTTTCTGCTTATGGCAAAGAGGGTATTAAGGTATTTAAAAACATGGCAGCGGCATCAAAGGGGTTGGGCATCGAAATGGGCACCCTCCTTGGGTTGACCGAACAATTTGATACTTTCGAGGGTGCAGCATCAGCAGCAGGTAGTTTGAATGCCATACTGGGTGGTGACTTGCTCAACTCAATGGATATGCTTAACGCAACCGAGGACCAGAGAATTAGAATGATTCTTGAAGGTGTTGAGGCGTCTGGTAAATCTTGGTCTGCCATGGGTAAGTTCGAGAGAAAAGCCCTCGCCAACGCTGCTGGCATCACAGACATGGCAGAGGCAAATAAATTATTCGGCGGAGGTCTTGGAGCCTTCGATGACGCACAATCCAAGATGGCAGAAAATGCCAAAACCGAAAAAGAGTTAGCAGCCGCAAAAGCAGCTTCAGTTTCAGTAACAGAAAAGCTAAGTTTAATGTTCGACAAGATGACGGCAGCAATGGCTCCCGTCGTTAGTGTAGCTCACGGTATGATGAATGTCCTTCTTGCCGTGAACGACGCAACGGGCGGCTGGCTAGTTCCCACCATAGGGGCACTTGTCGCCATATTTATTGTTGGCTCAAAGGCGCTCGGAACCTACAACGCCATCATGACGGCAATGGCTATGCGCAAGGGTGTGCTGGCAGGTGCAACAGTGGGACTTGCAGCAGCGCAGGGCGGTCAGGCAGCAGCACAGACCACAGTTGCCGCAACATCAATCCCAGCAGCAGCAGGAACGACAGCAATCGGCGGAGCATCAATGGCAGCAGCCCCAGGCGTCGCAGCATTGGCTTTGGGCTTGGGTATGTTGGCACTGGGTATCGGATTAATTGCTGGTTCGATTGCAGGAATCGTATGGGCATTCGTTACCTTAATTGGAATGTTCATGGAAGCTCCTATGGCAGCAGTTCAAGCAGCAGGTGCCTTTATAGTCATGGGCGTAGCCGTTGCAGGCTTAGCTATGATATTCGCAGCACTTCTTCCAATAGCACCGATGGCGATGGCAGCAATGATTATGCTGGGCATTGGTATGATGTTTTTATCTGTTCCGATGCTTCTGTTAGCAGGCTCGTTTGCAATCTTCGCAATGGCTCTAAGTTTGCTTCCAGGCGGAGCAGCAGTTGCATTGGCGTCCCTTGGTTTAGCGATGATTCCGTTTGCATTCTCACTTCTTGCAGCCGCACCAGCAATGTTCTTGGCAGCGCTGCTATTTGGACCATCAGCACTTGTAATCGGCACAGCACTTATGTTCTTGGGCATAGGAGTAAGTCTTTTGTCGAAGTATTCTTCCAGCCTGCCAACAATGGGCGAGAACCTAAGAGTATTCGCAGTTGGTCTCCGTGGTGCTTCGTGGAGGATGTTCTTAGCGGCAATCTTCTTTGCACCAGCAGCACTAATCTTGGGCGTAGCGCTAATGGCGTTGGGCACAGGTATCGGAATGATGGTGAAGCACCGAAGAAGTATGAAAACTCTAGGGAAGAACTTGCCAGAGTTCGCAGCGGGTCTCTTGCTTGCAGCCCCAGGGCTGATGGCAGCAGGTCTGATGCTTGGCGCAGCAGCCTTACCATTCCTGATGGGTGCGATTGGAATAACGCTCGGCATGATGGTGATGTCGATGATTCCAGCAGAACAGGTCTTGATAGTCAGTGAGCAATTGGCTCTGGCAATGCCGTTTTTGATGGAAATAGCATTGGGGTTGATGGCAGCCTCACCTATCTTATTTGTTGCGAGTATATGGTTCTTCTTTGCCTCAATGTTGTTGGCTATTGCAGCGCCAATGTTTTTATTCGCAGCCGTTTTTATTGCATTCGGAATGTCAATATTAAATGAGCCTCTCCGCCAATTCACGATGACGATGCTGATGATGGCACCCATTGTACCTCAGTTGTTTGCAATTGCAGCAGCGCTTGTTGTATTAGGGTTCGCATTGCCAGTCTTTGGCTTTGGGTTGTTCCTCTTGGGACTCTTTGCTTCTCTGCCCTTTGTCGGAACTGGTCTTGATGTTATGTCATCGGCACTTTATATCTTTGCGGATGCAGTAAGTGGAATACCAACAGAGAAGGCTATCGCACTCGGTCAGATATTTGGTGGACTTGCAGCTATGACCGACCTTGAAGGTATCGGCGATGCACTCTATGACCTCTCCATGGGGCTCATGTGGCTATCGATAGCATTGAATAAAATGCCAGAAGAAGCCATGGTCAAAATGGGGGTTGTCTTCGAGAAGGGCATGGCACCGATGGGTGAGTTTGCTAAGAACATGACACCTGAAGTTGCAATGTCAGCAGGAAACTTGGTTGACGAAGCCGAAAGATATGTCGAGGTTCAAGCGAATATGAAATCCACCAAGGACGACGCCTTTGCTCAAATGGTCACTGCATCTGCAAAAGCTTCACAGGCGAGAGCCGACGCAGACAAGGCTTCCGCAGAATCAGGTGGTGGTGGACAAGATGTTGTGCTCGTTCTCAATGAGAGAGAATTGGGAAGAGCAGTTGAAGCTATATTGAACAAGAGAGTAAACTTGAGCGTTAGCTAATTAGGTATATGGGAGAGAATAAATAAATGGCTACATTTAAAAGCGGAATGTCAGGCGACGCCTCGGACTTGTTGGCGAACGATAAAAGGTTGATTATTGATATTTTTCATATTCCAACAAAAACATCCGTCCAGTTCAAGGCTTTTGTGACATCTTATCAGGATAAGTTCGAGTCCGAGTATAACTCAGAAGAAGTTTATGGTCGAATGGACCCAATCCAGACCTTTAAGGGAACAAAAAGAACAATATCTTTGGGCTGGGAGGTTATCTCAGCCTCAGAAGAGGAAGCGGTCACAAATTTGGAGCGATGCACTACTTTGTTTTCAATGTTATACCCAACATATTCTGAAACGGGAGCTTCAGTCGCAACAACCATTGCGGCAGGACCAATCTTTAGGCTAAAGTTTGCAAACTTAATTCAAGATGTAAGCTCTGGTGCCTCTGGGGCTTCTTCGGCGGAATCAAATGGTCTTGTCGGGACCATAGGTGGATTCACATACGAACCAGACTTCGATTCAGGCTTCTTTGACGCTGGCATTGGTACGCTATATCCACAGACAATTAAATTGTCTTGTGATTATACTGTAAACCACACCCACGGCTTGGGTTGGGCAAACGGCACCAAGAGAACAAAAAACTTTCCTTATAACCAAGCAGGGGAAACAGGCACCCCAGCAGGAACAGAGACTGGTGACAAGCCAACCACCGCTGACCCCGTGGAAGCAGAAACCGCTGGCATTGAAACAACTGGGGGTGGATGATGAGTAAAAGATATGATAACAGCGCACCTCTGGAAAACTCTGAAGAGATTTACCAAGACGCTTTCGAGGCTCGTGGAATAAAAAAAGTCCGACAGTTTGGTACGGCAAAGCTCCGTCATCCAACCGCCCTTGAGAGAACCAATCTTGAGCGAGTCGGTCATGTTTGGAAGGTTGGAGATAGATTTTTTAAACTAGCTCACAAATATTATGGAGATTCAGCTTACTGGTGGGTCATTGCATGGTATAATAAAAAACCCACTGAGTCTCATGTTGAGCTTGGAGAAGTTATTAAAGTTCCACTTCCCTTATATAGGGTTTTGGAATATTTGAGATACGAGTAGGATGCAATGGCAGAAGAACCAAACAAAGATATCATCACAGATGAGAATAAGGCTGTCCAAGCAAGGCGACTGCAAGAGCAGTGCTTTCTAGTTTATAACTTTGAAGCATTTGCAGATTCTAACATTGAAAATACATTTAGCAACTTTGTGCCTCTTCATGGAAACCCCATGCAGATTGTTCAAAAGCTTTTAGCGATTCCAGACCTTAATGCACTTATGACAATCAAGCCTTACTTGATGTCTACACTTGTGCCTCAAATCCGATTGTATAAGGTGCACTATCCTTCTAGAGACTCTCAGGGTGTTGCCATTGAAATTCCCTTTGATGATTACTTGAACCCATCTTCTATTGAAGACATGACCAAATCTGGCTACAGCAAAGGATTGGGCGCTGGAGTTAAGTCGTTTGAGTGGGAACTGCTGGGAACAAACCCCGCAGAATCTGACAACAATATTAAAGCAAAGCTTAAATTGCACTTCAATTCTATGCAGGACATGCTTGCCCCTCGTGGTGAACATGAGGGTCAAAAGATATCTTTTCTCAACCTCGTTGAGCCTTCTGCAAAGTTTAGCAATGATAGTGGCGACGCTGGCAAGAAGAGTTCAGAGGGCTCTAGAAGTTATAATGAAAAATACTTTAGAATTCGTGTTTCCGTCGGCTACGGTGACCCGACTGGTTCACTGTGGGATGATGAGCCCAATTCCGCAGGCTTAAAAGAGGTCGTAAAGAATGCAAGACAATTCTTTAATTTAAACATGGTGTCCCACTCTTTGGATTTCAAGGAGCACGGTGCGGTCGACCTGGAGATAGAGTATATTGCAGACTCAGAAGGTGCTCTTAGTAGCAAATATGCAGATGTCCTCTTGATTGGCAGAACCGAAGCCATGGATAAGGCAGAAGCTGAAAGAGCGGCAGCAAGAGAAACCTCCGCTGCTTCTGTCAGCGCAGAGAACGATTCCAATTGCGGCAAAGATGAAGATGATAGGTCTAAAGAGGCAAAAGAGGGCGAAAAAGAACTTTTAGAAAATCAGGCTGAAGCTGAAGCTGAAGATAGAGCAGTCTTGTATAACGCTCTCCTGTCAGGTTTAGAAAATTCGGGTAAAATTTGGAAAGTCAGGGTCACCGCAGAAGACCTTGGCATGTTAGACGGTCAGCAAGCAACAGGTGACACCGCAGCAGCCCGCCGAACCGCAAAGGATAAGGCTTGGGTAACAAGCAACCGTGAGAAAGCCGAAGGCGGCTCATTATCAGATTTACGCAATGCGACTGAGGAGGCTATTGATGACCCCAACGAAGCGGCAGGCTCTTTCAAGCAAGACGGGGACGCAACGCCAGGACCAGACGAGCTAGATATCCACTATTTCCATTATGGAGATTTGTTGAATGTGGCACTCCGCTGTTTGTATGAAACGGGAACTCCAGAGCTAGAGAGATTAAAAGTCATTGCTGGTCCGTATGTTTATTATGACCCCCAGACGAACACACTAAAAGATAATTATAATATGGCAGATATTCCAATTTCTTTGAACCTGTTTCAAATTTGGTTTATGGATAAGGTCGTCAAGCCTCAAATTAAAAAGTATTCTTTGAAGAAGTTTATTAAAGATTCTGTAACAAGCCTTGTAGGGGCAGCCATGAACCCCGAGTGTTTTGGTAAAGAGTACGGCAAAGCACCAGCGAACTTGAGCATACAAATGTTGCAAGTACCAGCGACCGACAAAGGGCAGTGCCGAGTTAGCGGGAAAAACACTCAAGGTAAGATTGGCGGCAAGCGAGTTAAAGACCTTGAGGGAATCTTGCCCTATCCAAGCGCCGTAAAGGCAGAAAAAGCTGAGTCGTTTCCTTACCTCTTTATTTATGTTTCATCACATGGTGCAAAAGGCTTCGGTCCACCGTCTGAAGGAGAGGGCTCAAGAGAGAAGAGGGATGCTAAACTTGGAACATACCATTTTAGAATCGGCGCAGATGGCGGACTTGTCAAGAAGATTAATTTTAAGAAGTCTGACCAGCCCTTTGCACGAGAAGCGAGAATGGAGCTTGAGGGCGAACTCGGTGGCGGCTTCCTTAGAGAAAAATATAACGCCGATGTGGAAATGTTTGGAAACGCCATTTTCAGACCAGGAATGCATGTTTATATCGACCCCGCAACAGTCGGAGCAGGAGACCCTTCGCAGATAAAGAGCATTGCAGCAATGCTTGGGCTGGGTGGCTATTTCTTAACTACAAATGTTAAATGCGCCATCGAGTCGGGCAAGTTCCAGACAGACCTTAAGTGTATTTGGACATCAAGCGGCTCAGGAAAGGCTCCCACGGATAAGAGTAACGAGGGTAGTGACTGCGATGACGGCTCTACTGGGCAGCCAGTTGATGGATTGCCTGCTGGCACCGAGATGCCAAAAGTCGGAGATGCAACATAATGAAAAGATTTCAAATTAAAAAAGATGCAGCAGTAGACGAGAATCTAATCCCGAAAGGTGAGAACAGCTTGACATCTCTAGCTGCATTCCATCAGAGAGGGCTTTACGCTGAGACTGCATATCCAGAGCTATTGCCCGAACCTCTTGACACATACTCAGATTATAATATCTTGTATGGGAGAGTCAATGAATCGGGCTCACCAATCATTCTTGCAGAGGATAACTTAAAACAAATTCTTTCACCAAGTGGCGAAACTAAGTTTGTTCTTGATTTTGTTGCTGATGCTTGGAATGAATTAGTGGCTCATCACCAGAAGGCGATAAGGTTAAAAGCTATAAGAGTCGAGAATACAGTGTTTAAGAAGATGGAGCCAAAGCAGGCATGGGAAAGCGTCCATACGAGATACAACGAGCATATGCAGAACTTGTATGGAGTTTTCGTTGGGGACCACCTCTCCTCCCCAATGAACCAAGAGATTGTTGATTTTGACTCATTCCTCCGACATTTCATGGGCTATTGCGGTAAGGTCGCAAGGAATATGCCAGTGACGAGAACTGCATTTATCACATCGAGATACGCATCTCCACTTTCTTCTGGTTTGATGGTCGAGCTAATCAAGGGCAAACACGATGATGATTATGGAAAGTACATTGGCTTTATCCGTGATATTAATTTTGACTTCTTCACAACAGCTTGCAGAAAGTTTGGTTTTTTAGTTGACAAAAATGCTCCATGGCGTATAATAGCAGATGTGAATTCAAGTTACATGCGAAAGAAAATGAACGAGAGGCAAGCAGGCGTGAGCACCACCAAGGATGTATTTAATTTTTATTATCTAGACAGCATGAGTTACGAGATTGCAAACATTAAGGGCTTCCTGTTTCAAATGTACGAATTATTTATTTCTCAACAGCCTGATGTTACAAAGCTCAATACCACCTTCAAGGGCAAGGATTCAAAAACATCAATTTGTTATACCGAGAGGCGAAGAATCACACTCGCTGAATATGAAGAAAAGTACTCCGATGCCTTCTGGATGCGGGCAATCATATATTTAAGAGCCGTGGAAACAAAGTCGCCACAGACACAGAGGGAGTTCGAGAAGGCTGTACAACGAGCTTGCGAGCATTTGCATTGGCAAGGAGCCGCATCAGCACTGAATTATGTTAAGAGGGAATATGGTCACAACCTCGAAGAGGTTTATAAAAAAAGTTTGAACTTTCACTTGACAAACGAGAAAGTCTATGATAGATTAATACATAAGAAACCGAACTTCCAATTTTAGGTGATGAATGCTATTTCAAGCCCTTGACAACAAAAAAGATTGCTATGGTGTATATTGCGATGGCGTAATCCACCTCGATGAGGCATTCCAGTCAGACCAACTAACAAAAACATGGTCGTATTCTCCTTTTTTGGCTGATTTGGACGGTGTAGAGTATGCTCAACTATACTGCTTGGGGCAATCCCTTACGCAGGTCTGCCCAGCAGAGCTTGAGGAAGAATGGTCATCGATATCATCCAGGCTCAAGGCGTTCTTGAAGTCTTTTTCTCATGCTAAAATATCTTTAGACGAACACTGCTTCTTTGACCTTGTTCCTGAGCGGTTTCTGGTTGAGTTCTGTGAAATTAAAAATGAGATTACAGAACATGTAATAAAAACTCATAAAAAACCAGAAAATTATGAATTTATGAAGGAGGTTGTTCGTCTAACCTCGGACATCTCAAGTCAAGCGGTTAATATTGACAAGAAACCACTAAAATCTTGCCTTGGGAGCGCAAAGGGTCGCTCTTTGTGGAAGAACTTTGATGGAATCAGCAGGAGAATCGTGTATAATCCTTATGGCACAAAGACTGGAAGATTGACAACCATCAAGACAAGCTTTCCAATCTTGACTCTTGCGAAAGAGCACCGAGCTATTCTCACGCCCAGAAACGACTGGTTTGTCGAGTTAGACTTTAACGCAGCAGAGTTGCGCACCCTCCTTTCACTTGCAGGTGAGGACCAGCCAACGGACGATGTTCATATCTGGAATGTGGAGAATGTATATAATGGAAAATACGACAGAGCTAAGGCAAAACAAAAGATATTCGCATGGCTGTATAATCCGAAGTCGAAAGACAAGCGGGCAAGCAAAGCCTACAAGAGAGACGAGGTTTTGGAGAAGTATTGGGACGGCACTTTCATAAAGACTCCCTTTGGCAGGACAATTGAGGCAGACCAGAAACATGCACTAAATTATATTATTCAGAGCACCACTAGTGATGTCTTTCTCGATAGAGCGATTGCCCTGCACAAGCTGCTAAGCACGAAGAAGAGCACAATTGCAATGCTCATACACGATTCTGTTATTGTTGACCTTGCCAACGAAGACTTGGACATGGTAAAAGAAATGGTTAATATATTTTCAGATACAAAGCTTGGCTCCTACCGTGTAGGTGTTAAGGCTGGGAAAAACTTTGGTGATTTAAGGAAGCTATTATGAATATTGTTGGATTCGGTGGGGCAGGCTGTGCTTTTGTTAGCCAGTTGGAGAAGCATAACCAATATAATATATACAAGATTGACAAGGGCTTGCCGAGGAAGGGGAACACTTACCCCATCAGCGCACAATCCTCTCACGAAGAGTACGAAAAGAACCCTCCGAAGCTAAGCCAGTTCATCTCAAGAATGGCTAAGTCTAAGAGCTTGGTATTTGTTTTCGCTGGAGGCGGCGCAACTTCAGGAGCATCTCTTCAGGTGCTTGAGCAGTTCCACAAGAAATATCCAAAAACAATAGATATTCTCTATATCAAGCCAGATGTCAGTTCGCTCTCCAAGGTTGCTAAAATGCAGGACAAGATTTGTTATCGTGTCTTGCAGGAGTATGCAAGGTCTGGTGTGTTCCGAAGTATTATGCTGGTGAGCAACCCCCATGTCGAGACAGCTTTGGGCAACTTGCCTGTAAAAAATTATTATGAAAATATGAACAGCTACCTTGCTTATATTTTTCACATGACAAATGTGTTTAAAAATACAGAGTCCGTAATCTCTTCATCCACAGTTGACAAGGAACCTCACATTAGGATTTGTACACTCGGCATCGTGGACATAGAAAAAAAAGAAGAAAAGTTGCTTTTTCCTCTTGACAAACCGCAAATAAAAGACTATTATTATGGCATAACTTCGGAAAGGATTGAGAATGACAACACGCTGCTTACTTCAATCAGAGAGCACATTTCAGAAGCTTCTGGAGAAGAGGTCGCCTCCTCATACTCAGTTCATCAAACCTCTTATGAGGCTGATTTCGGATATGTCGTTGCATGGTCTTCAAATGTGCAAGCATTTCCAGACACTTACAAGTCCCTTTAAAAAAAGATAAAAAAGTTGTTGACACGACCAAAGAGTTGTGTTATATTGTATTCACAATCAGAAAAGGAGAAACAATGATTGGATATAGTGGTACCTTCGTGAAGAACAATGGTGAAGAGCGAGCGATGAAGTTCGTGAAATTGGCAGACCTGCCTCAAGGCTTCCTTGACAATAAAGTCAAGGGGGATGATGCAACTGCTCGCCAGAGGAATCTAAGCGAAGGCTTTGAGTTAGTGTGGGATGTTGATGCTGATGCATTCCGAGTCTATAATTGGAACACTGCGATTGGTGAGACATCCACCATCTCGGGTTCATACGAGCAGGAGGGAGAAAATCATACTTTTTACTTTACAGATGATGTAAACGGTGTTAAACTATAACAACAAACAATAGATGTTTGGAAGATTTGCCAAACATACTAAAGGGTAATTTACCCGCCATTTAAACTATAAAAGGAGAATCATAATGGCTATTAATCTAGATAAGATGCGAAACAAACTGACCTCGGTGCAGAGCCGAGGACAAGGACGAACTTCACAGTTCTGGCGACCAGCGGACGGCGACCAGAACATCCGTATCGTTCCGACAGCAGACGGCGACCCCTTCAAGGAGTTCTGGTTCCATTACAATGTGGGCAAGAACGCTGGGTTCCTGTCCCCAAAGAAGAACTTTGGTGAGGATGACCCGTTGGACGCATTTGTTCGACAACTCTTCAACGAAGGCACCGAGGACAGCATTAAGATGGCAAAGAATCTTATGGCTCGTCAGCGCTTCTTCTCTCCAATCATTGTGCGTGGAGAGGAAGAGAAGGGTGTTCGACTATGGGGCTATGGCAAGCAGGTTTACACGCAGCTTCTTGAGCTTGTGTTGAACCCTGAGTACGGCGATATCACCGACCCAGAAGCTGGGACCGACTTGGTTCTGAACTATGGCAAGCCAGCAGGGATGTCTTTCCCGCAGACAAAGATTATGCCGTCTCGACGGACTTCAGAAATCTGCAAGGACATCACCTCAGAGGAGTGCGCAACTTTACTGGACTCAGTTCCAGATTTTACAAGCGTGTTCGACCGAAAGACTCCAGAGGATGTCCAGCGTATGCTTGACGAATACCTCTCGGATGATGAATCTGCGGAAGAACTCTCTTCCGAGACCACCCGCTACGGCAGTGATACTACCACTACCTCCCAAACCAATGCTAGTAGCGTGGAAAGTGCCTTCCAAGACCTAATCGGGTAATAAGCGCACTATAAAAATACCCACAGGGGGGCACAGGGTTATCAGGTGTCCCAATTTTTATTATACCAAAAAGGAATTGAATTATTATGAGTAGTCAGGTAAAGAGTGGAAATACGGTTAGTGTGCACTATGTTGGTACATTGAACGATGGAACTGAGTTTGATAGCTCCCGAGCACGAGGCGAAGCAATGTCCTTCACGGTGGGCTCGGGACAGTTGATTGCTGGGTTTGACCAAGCGGTCCACGGTATGGCGATTGGCGAGACGAAGAATATTACCTTGTCTCCAGAGGAAGCGTATGGTCCGTTGCAGGAAGGGTTGACTCAGACTGTACCACAGAATGCATTCCCAGAGGGATTCAGCTTTACGGTTGGAAATCAGGTAATGGGTCAAGGCGAAGGTGGAGCACCCGTTGTTGCAACCATTAAGGAGGTTCAGGGAAATGAAATTATTCTTGATATGAACCACCCAATGGCGGGCAAGACGCTGAACTTCGATATTGAACTTGTCAGCATCGAAGGTACTACCGAAGAGGGATAAGAAATTATCAAAACCGCAGGAAGGCACGGGTTTACAGGTGCCTTACTTTTATAGATAAATACTTTTATACGAAAAGGAGGAAAAGATGAAGAACATTATGTTTATTTTGCTGTGTGGCTTTGGTGCCGTGAGTTTCATGACTGCTTGTGAAGACAAGGGGTCTGATGATACCGCCGTCGAGGTAGATGCGGAAGTATCTGATAGTGGCGAAGCAGGCGAAGCTGGTGAAGGCGGAGAGGCTGGAGACAGTGGAGACAGTGGAGAGGCTGGAGAGGCTGGAGACAGCGGAGACTCAGCAGATTCAGGCGAAGGCGGGGCATCTGACACAGGTGACGCAGACGCAGAGTCGAGCGAAGATTAGTATTATTACTACCCACAGGGGGGCACAGGGTTATCGGGTGTCCCAATCTCATTATCGATATTTAAAACGGAGTAAGCTATGGCAGCAAAGAAAGTAACAAAAGCAGGTAAGTTATCAATCGCTGATATGCGAAAGATGATTAATAAAAGGGCAGGCTCAGATGTTGCCTATGACCTAACTCAGGACAACCCAACTGAAGTCAAAGAGTGGATTCCAACGGGTGCTCGATGGCTGGATAGTATCGTTTGTCGTGGACAACTCGCAGGAATTCCAGTAGGAAAGTTTACTGAAATCGCAGGCTTGGAATCCACAGGCAAGTCTTATATGGCAGCCCAGATTGCTGCGAATGCTCAAAAGATGGGAATCGATGTGGTCTACTTTGACGCAGAGTCTGCCATTGACCCGACATTCCTTGAGAAGACTGGCTGCGACCTGGAGAGGCTGCTTTATGTTCAGGCTGAGTCAGTGGAGTTTGTCCTAGAGACTATCGAGGATTTGCTGGCATCTTCAGAAAATAAATTATTGTTTATCTGGGACTCGCTTGCCTTAACACCAAGCATGACAGACATTGCTGGGGACTTCAACCCTCTGTCTTCCATGGCGGTTAAGCCAAGAATCCTTTCCAAGGGAATGGCTAAGCTTGTCCAGCCGATTGCAAATGCGGGAGCTACATTGCTGGTCCTGAATCAGCTAAAGACAAACATCACCAGTAATGTGGCAGAGGCTATGACGACCCCTTACTTCACTCCAGGCGGCAAGGCTATGCACTATACCTATAGCCTGCGTGTGTGGCTGACAGGTCGAAAAGCAAAGGCTTCATTTATCATGGATGAGCACGGCTTCCGTATCGGTTCGGAAGTAAAGGTAAAGCTTGAGAAGAGTCGCTTCGGAACTCAGGGACGCCAATGTGCGTTTAAAATTCTCTGGGGAGATAATATCGGAGTGCAAGATGAAGAAAGTTGGTTAGAGGCTGTTAAGGGCTCGGAGCACCTAACATCTGGGGGCGCATGGTATACATTAGCTTATAAAGATGGTTCTACTGAAAAGTTTCAATCTTCAAACTGGATTGATAAAATCAAGGAAGAGAAGTTTCGAGCTAGAATCTTGGAGTTAATGGACGAAGAGATTATTCTTCGTTTCGACAGTCGTGAGGGTAATGCCAGCGACTACTATGATGTCACCGACCTAGGGGGTGATAAATAAGTATGTTGAGTGCTTTTTGTCCTTGACACCAGCCTCCGCTTATGTTACATTGTTATCATCAAGCGGGGGCTTTTTCTTTATGTGCAAAGAATATCGAAGTTTGAAGATGGCTGCAAAGGTTGCAGAACAATCAGATTATGGAAAGTATAAACATGGTGCTGTTTTGGTAAAGGGAGGTTCAGTTATGAACTTTTCCTCAAACAGCAAGAATCACACCTCCTTCGGTCAGAGGTTTAGAACAGACCCAGGCATGGCAACGCATCATGCAGAGACATCTTGTGTCCTTGGTATGAACAGGGAAGCTACCGCTGGCTCCACGGTTTATGTGGCAAGAGTAAATAGAAAAGGTCAGTGGAGAATGAGCAAGCCCTGCTCAATGTGTCACGAAGTGATGAAATTTGTGGGCGTCAAAAGAGTAGTATACACAATCGCTCCAGGTGAATGGGGCACTTATAAAATCGAGGAAGAAGATGCAAAGACTGTTGGTTATTGATGCTCTAAACTTGTTGTTTAGGAACTATATTGTAAACCCGAGCCTGTCCACCAATGGTCAGCCAATCGGTGGACTAAAGGGTTTCCTACAGTCGCTACAGAAGCTGTGTAGGGAAACCAAGCCAGACCAAGTGGTTATCTGCTGGGACGGCGCTGGTGGCTCAAAGCGAAGAAAGTCGGTCGTGAAGAGCTACAAGGCTGGTCGCAAGCCGCTTCGACTGAATCGTGATATTAGAAACCTTTCAGAGGCAGAGGAAGTAGAAAATAAAATTTGGCAACAACAGAGAATCATCGAGTATCTAAATGAGATGCCAATCATCCAGTTGGTGCTAGACGGCGTTGAAGCTGATGATATTATTTCTTTTATTGTTCAGGCACCTCACTATTCTGGTTGGCAGAAAGTTATTGTCTCCAGCGACAAAGACTTCTTTCAACTTTGCGACGACGAGACAGTCCTCTACCGACCAATTCAAAAAGAGATTTTAAATAAAAAAGCAATTGCCGAGCGAGATGGCATTCACCCTGTGAATTATGCACTTGCACGGGCAATAGCTGGCGATAAGAGTGACAACCTTCCTGGCGTCGGTCGGGTTGGCTTAAAGACCGTGGCAAATCGCTTGCCTTTCTTGTCTGAAGAAAAGTCCTATACGCTTGATTATGTTCGGGAATACTGTGAGAATGTCGAGTCTACTGTGGCAGCTTACACAAGCATTTTGGAGAACTTCGAGCTTGTAAAATTAAATTATAAAATCATGCAACTTTATAGTCCTTCAATCCCCGCTCAGGGCAAGAGAAAGATTAACACTGCTGTTGATAATTTCGAGAACGAGTTCAATAAGACCGAGATAAGGAAGATGATGATAACGGATGGATTCGGTCATGGGAACTGGGATGAGTTATTTCAAACAATGCAGCGTTTTTGTGCTTGACAAATGAATAAGATTGATATATACTGTATAAAAAGGAGTAGAAATGGGTGCAGCAATGGCTGAAGAAAGAAGTGACTTTTCACATTATGGTCCGAGATTCCAAGAGGGTTTGGCACAATTAATTTTAGACGACAGAGTATTTGCCGACCAGATTAGCGAAGTTTTAGACTACGAGTTTTTAGAATCGAAATATCTAAAAGAGTTTGTATCTAAGGTTTTCCAATACAGGGATAAATACGGGAAACACCCGTCGAGAGATACGATGGCAACCATCGTGCGCTCCGAGTTCGAAACTGCCAACGAGGTTACTCGAACTCAGATAAGAGATTATTTTGCTAGAGTATATGCAAGCTCAACAGATGTTGACGGCGCAGAGCACATTAAAGAGGTGTCGCTTGACTTCTGTAGAAAGCAGAAGCTTAAGAGCGCCATGCTGAAGTGTGTTGGTCTTATTAAGAATTCGAGCTTTGATGAAATTAGCAAGACCATCAATGACGCATTGAACCTCGGGTCCGACAACGATGCTGGGTATGATTATATTATTGACTTTGAGAAGAGATTCCAGATTAAGTCGAGGAATCCTGTTAGCACAGGGTGGCAACAAGTCGACTCGATTAGTCGAGGCGGGCTAGGCTCGGGAGAGCTTGGCGTTTGCATCGCTCCAACTGGAGCAGGAAAGTCTATGGCTCTCGTCCACTTGGGTGCGCAAGCCATTCAAGAGGGAAAGACTGTCGTCCATTATACTCTGGAGTTGGCTGACACGGTTGTTGCGACCAGATATGACAGTTGCATCACTGGCATCCCTCTTACAAATACATTTGCGAATAAAGACAAGATTTACGATGCAATTAAAGAAGTTGAGGGTCATCTTATAGTAAAAGAATATCCTACAAAGTCAGCTACGACCAAGACCATTGAAAACCACTTGGAGAAGCTGGTTCGCCGTGGACATGATATCGGAATGGTCATTGTAGACTATGCTGACCTACTCCGACCAGTGAGCGCACAACGAGAGAAGAGAAATGAGTTGGAGTCAATCTACGAAGAACTCAGGGGCATGTCTCAAATCTATGGCTGCCCAGTCTGGACGGCATCTCAAACCAACAGGAGTGGCTTGAACGCAGAGGTCATCACAATGGAAGCAATCTCTGAGGCTTACAATAAGTGCTTTGTTGCAGACTTTATCTTCTCCCTTTCCAGAACCATTGAAGATAAGGTCGCTAACGAGGGTCGCATCTTTATTGCAAAGAATAGAAATGGTCCAGACGGCATCGTGTATCCTATTTTTATGGATACTGCAAATGTAAAAATTAAAGTTATGGGTGGCAATGGCACGACCCCAGGTCAGTTAGCATCCCAGACAACCAAGCAGCAAGCTCAGACGCTGAAAGATAAATATAAAAACTTTAGAACGACAGGTAAAGGAAAATAAATAATGTATACAGAGGAACAGGTTCGTGAAGCGACCTTAGACTACTTCAACGGCGACGAACTCGCCACAAATGTCTTTATGACCAAATACTGCCTTAAGGATACCAAGGGGCAGTTCGTCGAGAAGACTCCACTTGATATGCATAGGCGCATGGCGAGTGAGTTTGCACGAATGGAAGCCAAGCATGGTGGTCCTCGTGCCCTTACAGAAGAAAAGATTATGAGTTATTTCGATAACTTTAAATATATTGTTCCGCAGGGCTCACCAATGATGGGGATTGGAAATGACTATGTTAATGTGTCGCTGTCCAATTGTGTCGTTGTTGAATCTCCCGCAGACAATATCTCTTCTATCGTAAATGCTGGACGAGACTTGGGGAATCTATTCAAGCGCCGATGTGGCGTCGGGCTGGACCTCTCGGAACTGCGACCAGACGGAACCCCAGTTAACAATTCGGCTGGAACAACCACTGGAGCATGGTCGTTTGCAGACTTTTATTCATATGTCTGTAGGATGATTGGGCAAAACGGTCGCCGTGGAGCCCTCATGATTACCATGGATGTTCGACACCCCGATATCGAGAGCTTCGTTACCATGAAGCACGACCTTACGAAGGTTACAGGTGCAAATGTGTCAGTAAAAATTACTGATGATTTTATGAGAGCAGTCGAGGCTGGTGAAAAATTTAATTTACATTTCCCCATCGGCTCCGATGCACCGAAGTATACAAAAGAGGTGGAAGCGACGACACTCTGGGCAGCAATCGTAGATTCTGCAACAAAGACTGCCGAGCCAGGATTGTTGATGTGGGACAATATTGTTAAGAATCTTCCTGCCAATGAATATGCAGAAGATGGCTTTGCTACGATTTGCACAAACCCTTGTGCTGAGATTCCACTATCTGCATACGACTCGTGCCGCTTGATTTCAATCAATCTTAAGAACTTTGTTGAGAAGCCCTTTCAGGATGATGCAGAATTTAATTATTCTAAGTTTACCGAGGTGGTATCGTCTGCAATGAGATTGTCAGACGACTTGGTTGACCTTGAGCTTGAAAAGTTGGCAAGGATTATTGAAGCATCCGACACGGTAGACGAAAAAGAACTGTGGTCTAAGTTGTTTGCCGCTGCCCGAGATGGTCGCAGAACTGGTCTTGGTACTCACGGCTTGGCTGATGCCTTAGCTTGCTTGGGTATTGCATACGACTCCGAGCAATCCATCGCCGCAGTATCAAGTATCTATGGTTGCTTGAGAGATGTGGCATATCGAGAGAGCATGAGCCTTGCAACAGAAAGAGGTTCGTTCCCTGTCTTCTCGTGGAATAAAGAAAAGAATAATGAATTCATCCAGCGCCTGCCCGAGTCCTTGAAGGAAGATATTGCTGCCCATGGCAGGAGAAACATTTCAATCTTGACAAATGCGCCCACGGGCTCAGTGTCGATTCTTTCTCAAACTTCATCGGGATTGGAGCCAGTCTTTCGCAACTCTTATATTAGACGGAGAAAGCTGGGACATGACGAGTTAGATGTTCAGGCGGACTTCGTAGATGACCTAGGCGACAGGTGGAAAGAATTTGAAGTCTTCCACCACAATGTTCAGCAATGGAGAGGTCTCCAAAAGGTTGCCAATTCTGAATTACCAGCATTCTTTGTCGAGTCTGACCAGATTGACTGGGAGCGTCGAGTTGAAATTCAGCAAGCTATTCAGGATAATATTGACCATGCCATTTCTTCGACCATTAACTTGCCCGCTGGGACCGAACCGTCCGTGGTTGGCAACTTATATCTCGAAGGCTGGCGTCGTGGCTTGAAGGGAATCACTGTTTATGTGGATGGCTCCCGTTCTGGTGTACTGGTCACTGCTGACGAGGCAAAGCAGACTGGGGAGTCTTTCCCCCAGCACAGCGCCCCTAAGCGCCCTGAGCAGCTTGAGTGCGATATTCACCACACAACCATTAAGGGTGACAAATGGGTCGTCCTTGTTGGGCTCATGGATGGCAAGCCTTATGAGGTCTTGGCTGGAGAAGCCAGCATGATTGAGATACCCAAGCGTTATGACAAGGGTCAACTCTCGAAGCAGACATTTAAGACAAGAAATAACAGATATGACTTGACATTTGGATACAATGGTGATAGTATTACTGTGAAAGATGTGGTGAAGGCATTTGATAACCCTTCTAACGCCGCTTTCACGAGAATGATTTCGCTAAGTTTGCGTCACGGAGCAGAGCCTAAGTTTATGGTTGAGCAGTTACAAAAGGACAAAGAGAGTGACATGTTTAGTTTCTCTCGCTGCGTGTCCCGTATTCTGAAGACTTATATTTGCGATGGCGAAACTCCCAGTGACAAGTCTTGTGAGGAGTGTGGAGCAGAGGCTCTCATTTATCAAGACGGCTGCGTGACCTGCACATCCTGTGGTTATGCGAAGTGCGGATAAAAAAATAAAAAAGTACTTGACAAACAGTTCTAAATGAGTTATATTAGTGTCACAACCAACAATGAAGGAGAAAACAATGGTTGACAACAACAACGGTGCAGAAAACAATGGCGAGGACACTTTTGAAGAAAAGGTCGTCAATTATATCAAGTCGCTCGCTGCGATTGAAGAAGCCATGGAGCCCTTCAAAGAACAAAAGCGAGCACTCAAGGGCAACTATGTCGAAAACGGCTGGTTGACCAAGGAGGACATCAGCATGGCTGTGAAGGCGTTTCGTCTTGTCAAGGACAATACGGACCCAGAACAACTGATGGACTATTACAATACTGTAAAAACTATCAAACCATAAGAGGAGAACCATGAAGCCTTTAAACCGACATTTGAAGGTAACCGTGGCTACGGACGACACCCAGTCAGATAACGACTCGGGTGTCGTCTTGCCTAATGGTTACAAAATTGACAATCCGTGGACAACTGCGACTGTTATTGAGGCTAGTGATGATTGTACTCACTCAGACCTGACGGGTGCAACGGTCATCTTTCAAACCAACATGCTCGTTGATGTAAACACTGAGGGCGCAACCCACAGTTTTGTTCAAGAAAACTATATTGTGTGTTATAGCAAGTAAGACCAGTTGCTGCAAAGGGGAAACGAATTGTGGATTTATCTAGCGTTATATGCGCCGTAATGATGGCAACAAACATGTGGAATGCCGAGACAGCTTGTAAACATATGGATACAGTGGTCGAGGCTTCACAAGAATATAATGTTCCAGCAGAATTGATGAACGCTCTTATCTTAACTGAAAGTGCATGGTCCCCAGCAGCGGTTAGCCACGCTGGAGCCTGTGGTCTAACTCAGGTCATGCCGAAATACACTGGTGGCGGAGCAACTGGTGGCGTGAAATACACCTGCAAACAATTGACTTCGAATCCAGAGCTTTCGATACGCCTCGGTACTAGAGTCTATCGATATTGGCTAACCAAGTATGCAAAGTGCCGAACCAAAGAGTGCAGCAAATCCCAGCATCGAATCGCACTCTGCGGGTACAATGCTGGGTATCGCTGCAAAGGGGAGAGCCCCAACAAGCATGGTATGAGTTACGCCAAGAAGGTGCTTGAAAGGGCAGCGAGGCTTTCACGGCTCATCCGTCGCCACAAAGCCACACATAAGGTAGACTAATGCAAAGGGTGGTTCTGGGGGCAGATATTAACGCACTAAGATATGCCTTCGAGCATGGCTTGCCACTGCTTTATGTTGACCCCAAGAAGCCCCACCACCTTTCTGAAGACCTGTGCGAGTGGCACCACTTATACTGGTGCCTTTCGCTTGCGGGAAAGATTATTTTCGCCAACATGGTCACTTCAATCACTGCCAATCCAGATTCTGGTTCATTAAAAGTTATTTATAATAATAGAACAAGAACTTTCGAGGGCATCGATAAATTTTATATTTTTGATGAGTCCAAGATTGCTGGCTTGCCCGCCTCAATAAGAATGTCCACAGGTGTCGTTGAAGTCCTTGACTGGATTAATGTAAGGAGCGGCATGAAGCACGAGCACGATAAGATAGAGAACTCTTCCCAGTTTATGAAGACTATATTGTTTTACCCGACTCTCAGAATTGATGGAAACCACGACCTAAAAGATATTTGTGTAAAGAGTTACTTGACCGACACAGAGGTTAATCAATTTGAGCACTCTGAACTTGTTGTTAAGATAAAAACACAAGAAGCGATGAAGGCAGTCGGTATCAGGGGCGCAGGAAATGGCGTGGGAAAGTTTCTCTCCATAAAGCTTGAATCAGACAGGCGAGAAATTAATCCACTGGGACACCCAGTCTACAGCGACCTTCCAGAGAATTTAATCTTTAGACCTAGCGCACAGTCCTCGAAGTCTTCAGATGATTATTTAAATATTTTAATGCGTGAGGTTAACTTTGATTGAATCAGGTATTCAAAAGACTCAGGCGTTTCATCTAGCGGGAGTGGTGCCAGTCGCCTCCCAGCCGCTGGACTTTAGCTTCCCTTGGCACGACAGTTTGATGCCAATTGGTAAGAACTATCTAGCGGTGGAAAGGGCAGTCCTAGAGTGTGCCTGGGCTGGCTGTGAGACCATTTGGGTCGTATGCCACAGGGAAATGCAGCCGATAATCAAAGAACGCCTTGGCGAATGGATTCAAGACCCGAACTGGTTATTGCAAAAAGAATTGTATCCAAGCAATGTTCAGCGCCGACTCCCAATTTATTATGTACCCATTCACCCGAAGGACAGGGACAGAAGAGACTGTCTAGGGTGGTCAGCATTGTATGGAGCACTGAGCGCTTATCATATATCTAGGAAGATTTCTAAGTGGGTCATTCCAGATAAATATTATTGTGCATTCCCCTATGGAGTTTACGACCCATCTCAGATTCGAAAGCAAAGAAAAAATATTTCCAGCAGTAGAAGTTTCTTCTTGACAAGCGAGGGGAAATCTGTTAAAAATGGAGAGTATTTGGGATTTACTTTTGATGGAGAAGATTTTAAAACTTGCAGAAGGGAGTTGCGCAAAGAAGGGACTCCAGGCTCTGATGAGAAAACGGGCAGAATGTTGCCACCAGAAAAAAGATGGTCAGCGAGGTTCTTTTCCCTTGACAAAGTTTTTAAACATGTTATAATGAATAAAGAAAGTGGTCACGAGATAGGTGGCTACCACAAGATTGACTCTTGGGCGAACTACACAAGATTCATATCTTCAGGAGAAACTTATGAAAAGCCAGAATTTTTTAAACCAAGGAAATGGAATAGAGTGGGAGACGCAAGTGAGTAATAGACGGAGAAGCAGGTCAGTTGAGCAGATTTATGATGATATTTGTTATATCAAAAAAGAACACGCTGGCTTACCAAATAGATATTATATGTTGACATCAGAGCAGGAACTTTTTTTAGAATTATTTGCAGAATCGCTTGACAAACCCCCCCGTGATGATGTATTATATGCTCGTGACGCTGTGGTTGAGGCATTAGAATCACTTGAAACTTTACTAAAAGAGGTATAAGCTTGGAAAATAGAAACTCATCATCCATCCCCTTCGTTGGTCTTCACGCCCATTCCGTTGCGGGCTCACCGTTCGATGCCCTCGGATATCCCCAAGAACATATGGAGTATGCTTATAACAACGGCATGAGCGCACTGGCACTGACTGACCATGGGAACTGTAATGGTTTGGCTTATCAAGTGCTTCACGCAAAGAAGATGAAAGATGCGGGTCGAGACTTCAAGCCAATCTTTGGCGTCGAAGCTTACTTTCATCCTTCCATCGACGGCTGGAAAGAAGACTACGAAGAAGCCAAGAAGGTAAAGAAGAATCGCTCCGCCCTTAAAGACGGCGGAACAGGCGGTGCTGTAGTTGAAGACGAGCAGCGAAACTTCAAGGGGCTTGTGAATCGCCGCAACCACCTTATCCTTCTAGCTCAGAATCAAACGGGTCTGAACAATATCTTTAAGATGGTCTCGGATTCATTCTCGGGCGACAACTACTATCGTTTCCCTCGTGTTGACTATGAGTTGCTTGCAAAGCATTCTGAAGGCGTTATAGCGGCTTCTGCCTGTCTCGGTGGAGTCTATGCTGGCTGTATGTGGCGAAACGCCGTCACAGACGAAGAAGGCAACCGCACAGGGTTTGACGAAGAGGCTGTGCTTGCTGACATGCGAGAGACTACTCGGGAGATGCAAAAGATTTTCGGCAACCGCTGGTATGGTGAGCTTCAGTGGAACAACATTCCAGAACAACACATCTTAAATAATTATATTATTCAGATGTCCAAAGAGTTTGACATGAAGTTAATCTCCACCGCTGACAGTCACTATCCAAACCCAGACGCATGGAAGGACCGCATTCTTTACAAGAAGCTGGGCTGGCTAGGTCGAAAGGATGAGGTACCATCCGAGCTTCCCGCTGGACTAGACGAGGTAGGCTATGAGCTTTACCCAAAGAATGGCGAGCAGATGTGGGAAAGCTACAAGCAGTATTCTGAGGAAGCGGGAATCCAGTACGACGACGATATCGTCATGGACTCAATCACTCGCACCGCAACTATTGCATCGGAGTCCATTGAGGATTTCATGCCAGATACCAAGGTCCGCCTTCCAGACTTTGTGGTGCCAGAGGGTATGACAGCAACCCAAGCTCTGGTTGCATTGTCGATTGAGGGGTTGAAGGCTAAAGGCTTTGGTGACAATCAAGAATATATTGCTCGCCTCAAGACTGAGCTTGAAGTTATTGACTCTCGTGGCTTTTCAAAGTATTTCCTGACTATGCGAGCCGTCGCAGATAAGGCTGTGGAGAAGCAGCTTGTAGGACCAGGAAGAGGCTCTGCCGCTGGCTCACTGGTCTCTTATGTATTGGACATTACTCAGGTCGACCCAATCAAATATGGTCTGCTGTTTAGCCGATTCATGCGCTCAGATGCTACGGACTATCCTGATATTGACTACGATGTAGCAGAGCCGATGGAACTTAAAGAGGAGTTGGCTAAGGAGTGGGGCGAGAACACTGTTGTTCCGATTTCAAACTGGAATACTCTTCAGCTTCGTTCCCTGATTAAGGACATTTCAAAGTTCTATCAGATTCCGTTTGTCGAGGTAAACGCCGTTACTGGCAGGATGTTGCACGAGGCTACCCCGAAGGCAAAGCGTAAGCATGGTATTACTGCTGGCGTATACGCTCCGACCTTCGAAGAAGTAATGGAGTTCTCAGAATCCCTTCAGTCTTTCTTGCGCAAGTATCCACATGTCAAGACGCATGTAGAGGCTCTCTATGGTCAGGTCCGCTCTTGTTCACGCCACGCTGGTGGTGTCGTCATCGCTGAAGACCTAGACAAGTATATGCCCCTCATCACCAGTGGTGGGGTCAAGCAAGCTCCGTGGTCAGAAGGGCAGAATGTTCGGCATCTTGAGCCAATGGGGTTCATCAAGTTTGATATTCTTGGTCTGGCATCACTACGGATGATGGACAATTGTATTAGGAATGTTCTTCGCCGTCACTTCGACAATGCCAAGCCATCGTTCGACGATGTTAGAGACTTTTATAATAAAAACCTGCACCCTGATGTCGTGGACTTCGACAACCAAGATGTATACGAAAATGTTTTTCATAAGGGTCGCTGGGCTGGCATCTTTCAGTTTACTGAGGCGGGCGCTCAAAACTTCTGTGTGAACGCTAAGCCTAGAAGCATCATTGATATTTCAGCGATTACTTCTATCTTCCGCCCTGGTCCACTATCTGCCAAGGTCGACAGGAACTATGTTGAAGCCAAGGAGAACCCAGCCGCTGTTAAGTACCTGAACGATACTGCAAAGGAGTTGACAGAGGAGACTTACGGGTTCCTTATTTTCCAAGAGCAGATTGCGCTGCTTGCTCACAAGCTCGGTGACTTAACACTCGATGAGGGCAACCTCCTGAGAAAGGTCTTAACCAAGAAGGGCACAGGTAAAGGCGGCATCAAGGACCAGCTAAGAGAAAAGTTTATCACAGGGTGCTCAGAGAAAAGCATTACAGTTCGAGATGCAGAAAAGCTCTGGGACAAGTTTGAGTTCTTCTCTGGTTATGGCTTCAACAAGTCTCACGCCGTGTCCTATTCGATGCTGTCTTTTCAGTGTGCATGGTTGTTTCACTACTATCCAGTAGAGTGGATTGCTGCATTCTTGGACAAGGAGCCTGAATCACGCAAGGAACGAGCCATCAATGCTGCTAAGAAGCTTGGGTTTGAAATCGAAAAGATTGATATTAATCTATCGGACAGAGACTGGACTATCGATGGCAATAAGTTGATTCAGCCGTTCTCCTCAATCAAGGGTCTAGGAGATGCAGCTATCGACCAGATTTTGAATAACAGACCGTTCAATACGATTGAGGACTTCTTATTCAACGAGAATGTTGTGTACTCAAAACTTAACAAGAAAGCTCTCGATGTCCTTGTTAGGTGTCAGGCACTGAATTGCTTGGTTGATGATAGGTTTGACGGTCTTAAGCACTTTTGGTCATCAACTGCTGTTGACCGACCTAAGACAAAGAAGAAGTTTCATGAGAACATTGAACTATATCGACCTGAAGGCGACTTCACGGTTGAAGAGGTGATTCAATATCAGGTCGACTTGACTGGGACATTCCCATTCGACTTGGTTCTTGACGAGGCGGTCCTTGATAAGCTTGAGACGCATCAGATTCCACCGCTTGGTGACTTCGACCCTGACTTGGGCGTCGCTTGGTTCATTCCGAGAGAGATTATTGAGAAGAAGACCAAGAACGGCAAGGACTATTGGATTGTAAAAGTAATTGATTCAACGAGTTCCGTTGCTTCTATCAAGTGCTGGGGAGTCAAGAAGGGTGTTGATAATCTTTTTATTAACAGACCGTACATGGCTAAGTTAGAATATAGTGAACAGTGGGGGTTCAGCACAAGAAGCCTTCGCCGTAATTTTAGAGTTTTATCATAAAGGAGAGATAGATGATTATTGAATTTTCAAGAGTTAGACCAGATGTGCGACCACCAGAGCGAGCAAACCCTTCGGACGCAGGCTTGGATGTGTTCTATAACCCATCGGACCCTACAGTGACAGCGATGCGTGTTGAGCCAGGACAGTCAGTTGTTTTGCAGACTGGTTTAAAGTTTGGTGTGCCTCATGGTTATATGTTGGAGGTGAAGAACCGCTCCAGTATCGCAGCAAAGTACGGTCTTCTTGTCGGAGCATGTGTCATCGATTCGGGCTATGACGGGGAAGTATTTATTAATTTGCACAATGTTAGTTCGGAGGTCCGCCATCTCGCAGCAAAAGATAAAATTGCTCAAGTGGTTCTGACCCCTGTGGTCCACTTCCGACCACTTGAAACAAGCGGGGATTTATATAATTGGTATCCGATTACAATCAGCAACCGTGGAGACGGCGCACTGGGTTCGACAGATGACAGTTAGTAAAAGGAGTGTCGCCCGACACAAAAAGAAGCAAGCGGAAAAAGAATTAAAAACAAAGATGGGTATGTTCTCTCGACTCCCAGACAACTGCGGTGCCTGCTTAAAAGATTTTGACAAGCAGGATAAAGAGATGGTTCAGTCATGGACCGTAGTGGTAAAAGAGAAAGAAAAGAAAGTTAATTTATATTGCCCCGAGTGTTGGGCTACAGCGCAATCAGCCGTTGAACAATTTTATAAGGAAAAAGAATAATGCGTGACAAGAGAATTTATGAGGCACTTGCATACGATGATGTGCTCTTGGTGCCTCAGTACAGCGAAGTGGAAAGCCGTAGTCAGGTGAGCTTGACCACCGACATGGGCAATGGGCTAGTCTTAAACTTGCCAGTGATTGCCAGCCCAATGGATACCATTTCTGGACCTGCAATGTGCAGTGTTCTAGATAGCGCTGGCGGCATCGGCATCCTTCACAGATATAATACTGTGGAAAAGCAGGTGGAGAATGTCAGAACAGCAATCGATGAAGGTGCAAGGAATGTTGGAGTTGCAGTTGGCGTCACGGGTGATTATCTTCTTCGAGCACTGAGCGCAATGGACGCTGGCGCAAATGTGGTATGCGTCGATGTGGCTCATGGTCACCATGTGCTTGTCAAGGAAGCAATTAAAACTCTTCGTGAAGCCACGGGTCAAGACTTTCACATCATGGCTGGCAATGTGGCAACACTGGAGGGCTTCGATGCCTTGTCTTCTTGGGGCGCAAACTCCGTCCGTTGTAATATAGGCGGCGGCTCAATCTGCACGACTCGCATTCAAACTGGTCACGGTGTCCCTGGGCTTCATACTTTGTTCGAGTGCGCCTCAAGCGAGAACGCAGGTCGAGTAAAGATTATTGCTGACGGTGGGCTGCGCTCATCTGGGGATGTCGTCAAGGCGTATGCAGCAGGTGCAGATGTGGTCATGTTGGGCTCTATGCTTGCGGGCACCACAGAGTCTTGTGGAGAACTAATCCATGAGTATAACCCAGTTACTGGCAAGAGGGAAAGTAAAAAGGTATATCGAGGCATGGCAAGCCCAGAAGCACAAAACGACTGGCGTGGTCGAACCTCCAGTATCGAGGGCATCTCGGCTACTGTGCCATTTAAGGGTGAAGCCGCTCCAATCCTCTCTAAGCTCGAAGGCGGCATCCGCTCTGGGTTGTCTTATAGCGGAGCAGTGAGCATTCCAGAGCTTCACTCAAAGGCACGGTTCATTCGTCAGACTCCCGCAGGAAGAGCAGAGTCTGGAGCCCATGTTTTAAAGGGGTATTGACAGTGCCATATGGAGAGAACAAAAAGAAAATAGTTTTCTATGATACAGACGCCCGTCATGCGGACCTGAAGATAAGACTTCAATATCATGGAATGACTCAATCATCTTTTTTCAGGGCAGTCATCACCGCTATGGTAGACGAGGATGAGTTGTTTAGGGACTTCTTGACAAGTTATAAAGAGAGCAAGAGTATACAAAAGAAGACCCACTTGAAGAAGATAAAAGAAGAGCAGCAATTAGCTGATGAAAATAAAAAGAACTTTCTCCAAAAAGACGAGATAAGTGATATTTTTGATTTAATAGAAATGGAGCACCCTGACTTATGAGTGATATGCAAAAACCAAATGTTGAAGATTTACGAGCCTGTAGCCAAATGTGCCTTAAGCTTAATGTTTCCTGTCCGAAAGAAAATTCAGACTGTCGATATTGGATTGACCACGAGGGTGATTCAAATTGCACCTTTGTGGCAATCCACAACAACAACGGAAACCCGATGAGCTTGAGAGAGGTATCAGAAAGACTTGGGGTGAGCCATGTCTGGGTATCACAGATAGAAAAGAATATGGTCAACAAATTGAAGAAACAATTTAAGGACTATGCCCTGTAATAACAATTTATAGAGGTGCCTTTTGCGTTCTACGCACTATTTATAAAGTGTGACACAGCGCAGCCCTCTTCAATCGTTGGCTGACAGCGAAATAAAGAATTTTTTTAAGGAGAAATAAAAAAAATGAGCAAGAAGAAAATGCTTGAAGAAGCGCAAGTTAGAAGAATGTTCGAATTGGCTGGTATGCCTGCCATTGGTGACGGGTTTATTGGTGGAAAGTACGCCAAGCTCGCAGAAGAGGAGACCGAAGAAGAGGAGAAAGACCTCGAAGAGAAGGTTCATTCCGAAGAGGAAGAAGAAATCGAAGAGGGTGGCATGAAGTACTCTCGTGAAGAGGAGGGTGAAGAAGCCATGGCTGATGAAGCCCCTGCTGAAGCCCCTGCTGAAGAGCCTGAAATGGAAATGGGTGCGGAAGAAGCTCCTGCCATGGACGCTGCTCCATCGTCAGACATCCCACAAGAAAAAATCGAAGCTATCGTTGACGCAGTGCTTGCTGGTATTGAGCAAGAAACTGGCGTCCCACTGGAGAGAGTCCCTGAAGAAGGCGCTGAAGCTCCTGCCGAAGAGATTCCCGCTGAGGAAGCTCCCGCCGAAGAAGGTCCAGAGATGGCAATGGGCGGCGAAGAAGAAGAGGAAGATATTTCTCTTGAGAATAGAATTGTACAAGAAGTCTCCCGTCGAGTTGCGAGAAGACTTATCCAAATCACAAAGAAAAAGTAAGTCTAAACTACCTCCCAAGTAATGCAACTTAAAAACTTTTGTGGCTGAAGAAAGCAGGCTAACCCCCTGCTTTCTTTTTATCTAAAAGGAGATTGATGGTGGAATATGGATATGTTGTGGGTCTTTCCCTGCTTGTGGGCACACTTATAGGTTGGAACCTCCGAGGGTTCTGGAATAGGTTGATGCTCTCTGTCGCTTTAATTAATATGGCAAGGACAGCGGAGAGAAGTTGTTTGATTATGCTTTCTCGTGCGAGCGAACACTATCATCATTCGCTTACGATGTTAAAGATAGCGGGCGAAAAGACCGACAAGAAGAACGAAATCATCTCTACAATCAACAGTTTGGAATTTACGCATACCGAGTGGAAAAAGACAGCAGCCCAGACTATTTATAACATACATCCGTTCAAGTCCACTGTGCAGTGGTATGATTGGCGAACTGCCATGCAGAGTGTCACGGAAGAAAATCTTTCTAGGAGAAAATAAAATGGAACTAAAGATTGACCGCCTCAAGCAGCTTATTAAAGAAGAGCTTAATATTAATAACACGACTCTTATCGAGGAACCAGAGCCCTTGGAAGAGAAGAGTATTATGAAAAATAAATATCCTTTCAAGGCTATTTTTATCTTCGGTCCCGCTGGTGCAGGTAAATCATTCCTCTCAAAGCAGATTGGGATTCCAAAAGACTTTGTTGTTTCAAATCCTGATGAAAGAATCGAATCCGTATTCCCCGCATTTGGCTTGAGCATGGACTTTAGCCAGGGAACATTCGAAAAAGGTTCAGAAAAAGAATCTAGCCCAATTGCTAAGGCACAGCAGACCGCAAGAGAGGTACTTCAAAACGCAGAGCAGGGTCACACAGCAAACATGCTTGCGATTGCAAACCCTATTGTCTTTGATACAACGGGAGAGAATGTCAAGAAGATGACTCAAAGAATCCAGTCTTTAATGAAGGTTGGGTACGATGTGGCGGTCTTCATGGTTAATGTCCCAACTGATGTTTCTGTTGACAGAGACCAGAAGAGGAAGAGGACCGTCGGCGAGCCCACAAAATCCATCTCATCACAATACCAGCGAGAAGTCGTTAAGGAAAGAAAGTATTTTGAATTACTTTCGGGACTTGAGTTCGCAGACATTCTAGGTGGGGATATTTATGCAAACCTCTTCGACCTGAGAACGGGAGAAAAGCTTAGTGGCATCACTGATGAGCATGTGGCGGCAATGAAGACAAAAGATGGAAAGCCGTTTACCGCAGAATACGCACAATCTCTGCTCGACCAAGCCCGCTCAGATTTGAGCGCTTGGATGACTGCCGAGCCCAAGAACCCCACTGGCAAGACAATCTTGACGGGCATGAGGGCTTTAGTAAAGGATTCGGGCGGTAAGCTGGGGCAAAACATGTTGCAGATTGGACCAGCAGTTCAAGCTGGCGTAACTACAAACTCGGCTGTCATCGCCGCCGCAAAGAAGCTTGCAGACCTTGGCGGTGCATCAGGCGCACTTGCCTCAACACAGCGAGGCAAGAAAAACGCAGGCGAAAAGTTTGGCGTAAAAGACCCGAGCATTCGAAACATGTCATCTAAGTTGGGCACATCTGACGAGAAAAATCTTGAAGAGGTTATCGCAAAGAAGATTGAAGCCCTTCTCAGAAATAAAATGAAAAAATGAGATGTCGGATTATCGGTTAACAGCCATAACGGAGTTTCTTAAGACGCTTTTGGGCGACCCACGCTGCATTAATATTGCAGATAATGTCGTCCATTGTGATAAGCTGTTTATGGTTAACGGAATAATGAAGTGGTTATACAATAAATTATCATCAGAAGAGATTGATATTGACTCAATGAGGGAATACCTTCTACTTATTAATGAGTACCTGGACGACAATGTAGAGTTGTCTTGGGAACATGGCGAATTATCTTATACTAAAAAGGAGACTTACTAAAATGCCTAGGAAGAAGAAAGCAGACGAAGAAAAAGCAGTCGAAGAAGTAGCAACTTCTCAGGACGACAGCGTTGAAGAAGAAGTTGAAGAGAGAGAGGACAATCAAAAGTCCATCATCATGCTGCCACCTCTTATGGACTTGCTCGGCGGCGGCTCGGGCAGGGACAAGAAGATTCGCACAATCGGGTTGATTGGGGATGTAACAGAAGAGAAGGCTAGCGATGTCATCTATGGTCTGTTGACCTTGCGTGAAACTGGTGTACGACAAGAGTTGGAAGACCCAACTGACCCTAACTCAGAAATCGTTGAGACATGCGAGCCAATGGAAATGATTATTTCCACTTACGGCGGCTCAGCAATGGACATGTTTGGCATTCATGACATGATGCGAAATGTGCGTGAAGAGTGTGAGATTCACACCGTAGGCATAGGCAAGGTAATGTCCGCAGGCGTACTCATTCTTGCTTCGGGAACGAAGGGCAAGAGAAGAATCGGTAAGAACTGCCGTGTAATGATTCACTCGGTCGTGGGCGGCACACATGGTGCGATGCACAACCTTGAAAACGAGATGGATGAAATTCGCTGGATACAAGAGAGGTATATTGAAACTCTTGTTCGTGAGTCAGACATGACAAAGGCTATGGTTCGCAAGATGCTTAATAGAAAAGTTAATATTTATCTCACTGCTGAACAAGCGGTAGAGTACGGAATTGCAGACGAGGTATTTTAAACAATGGCTAACTGGAACTTGTTGGTTGAGAATTATTTTTCCAAGAAAGATATTCTAACCTTGGATAAGATTGATGACTTGGTGCTTGAGGTCTTGAAGGAGTCTACGACTCTTTATGAGGCTTCGAAGCGTGGCGTCGCCCATGATGATAAAATGGGCAAGGAAATTGTGAATCAAAAGGGTGACAAGCTTGTCCTTTCCGACTTTGCATTCATCCAAATTGGTCAAGACGGGGTTGAAGACGCAGAGGCGCTGGGTAGAAAGGTTGAAGATATTATCTCTTCAGCAGGAATGGAAGTTCTCTACCAGCACCCAGAGGTGCCAACCCGTTCTCACAAGGCTGCAATCTTAGTCTCCGCCGCCGATGATAGTGATAAGAAGTTCGCTTTTGTAAAATATACTTCTAGCAGTTCTTTGTGGAGGGAGGTCGACTTTGAAAAGGCGACGGGCTTTTCTATGAAGGGCACTCAATCTTCAAAGGAGATTCTAGCACTAGGTCCACAGACTCTGATAGGGACTGATGCTGAAATTACCATCACTAATCTGCCTACGGTCGTTGCAAAGAATGCCTCTGCATCCTCTGCAATTCCAGCCCCGTTTACCGAATCTTTAGGTGTGTTCTTTGATAATGTTTATTCAAAATCGGGGGATGCAGTCCTTGCATTTGAGTCGTCAGAGCAAAGAGACAACAGTCTGTCTTCTGTAAATAAGTATTTTGGAGAGATTATGGCACCAGCGCTCTTGGGGATAAATTATAAACTCCAGCCCGATGCCGTCATCTTGGATGCCCAAAAGAATCTTCTTGAGCCATTTGGTTTGACTTGGGCAGATTCTACTGCGGTCAGCTACCCACAAGCTCCCCAGAACCCACTGGTGGACAGCTATCTCCACCTTGGCGACAGGAAGATAGGAGTAAGCTCGAAGAGTGGTAAGGGTGCGAACCCAAGTGTCAAGAATTTATACTCAATGATATTTGATGAAGCCAGCGAGGAGCAGCGACAGCAATTGCGTGAAGCAGGTTACGGAGATTATGTTGACCTAGTGAAGCTGCTCACAGAAAGCTCATCAAAGCTTGGACCAATAAGGGCAGCCGTTAAGTTGGGAATTTTGACAGAAGCAGCCGCACAAGAAGCCGTTGATGTAATCAAAAACAAGATTGGTGTACAGGAAGTGAATGTCTCGGATGAGTTGGAAAAAATAAGCTCTTTCCATACTCCCCTTCGACGCATGAAGCTTGGAGTTAATCAGGTTAAATCTTTAGACTCAGATGCTCAGAGCAAAATTGTTAAGACTTATAGCCCAGCCAATCATTTGGTGGCTGGTATTGCTAAAGCCGTAGCGGCTCAGATTAACGCAGAAGAATCAGCACAAGGCGGCGGCAAGAAGTTCACAGCCTTTGGAAAAGCAGTGTTTAACTTTTCCACGATGGTTCAGATTTATGGGAAGTTCAGCAAAGCTGGAGAGGCAGCTACCGTCATGAATGATTTCAGGATTATCTATCCTCCTAATTTTGATGGAGAGATGCTTCTGGACGCAGGCAAGGGTTATACCTCCAGTGGGCAGAACGATAAACTTACAGTTAAATTAAAATAATTCTTTACAAGCGCCCCAGCTTGTGTTATATTGTACATACTTAAAATATCTTACTGGAGGATAAATGAGCAAGGTATATGATTCTAACCTATCGTTAATTAAAAAAATCGCTACAGGTGTCAACAGTTTGGCTGACAATGTAGGCGCAACACTTGGACCAAAAGGTCGCAATGTTATTTTACAAAAGGCTGGAGAAAGACCAGTCATTACAAAGGATGGCGTAACTGTTGCGTCTTTTGTTTCCTTTGAAGACCCCTTTGAGAACCTTGGTGCTCAGGTCGTCAAGCAAGCCTCACAGGTTACTGCTGACGAAGCTGGCGACGGCACAACGACATCTACGATGGTTGCTAGAGGCATCGTCGAGGGTGCCACAAGGCACTTGATTGCTGGAGTCTCCCCTATAGAAATTAAGAGAGGCATTGACAAGACTACAGAATCTCTTCTGGAGCACCTCTCTGATGAGGCAACGCCTCTTAAGTCTTTTGAGCAAGTTAATCATGTTGCAGTTGTTTCTGCCAATGGCGACCAGAAGCTCGGTGGCTTAATCGCTCAAGCGGTCGACCAAGTTGGGAAACACGGTGCGATTACAATCGAGCCAGCAAACTCTCACGAGACAACGCTTGAGCTTATCGAAGGGTTCCAGTTCGATGCTGGATATTTATCAAATACTTTCGTCACTGATAGGCGGCGGTGGACGATGCGACAAGAGAATGCATTGGTCTTGGTTTACGATGGAACCATATCAGCAGTGGAAGAGATTTTCCCAGTTCTTCAGATTGTAGCGAGGGAAGGTCGAGCGCTGACCGTGGTTGCAGAGGATGTAAAAGACCAGGCTCTTGCAGCTTTGATTGCCAATGTTTCTCGTGGCTCAATGAAGGTCGCAGCGATTAAAGCCCCAGGATACGGAGAGGAGCGCCGAGCCTGTCTATCAGACTTGGCTCTATCGACTGGAGCGACCTTCGTTGGTCCAGCCAACGGAGTTACACTGACAAATACTAAGTTAAGTGACTTGGGAACTTGCGCCACAATTGAGGCAAAGAAGAATTGGTCAACCTTCGTCGGCGGCAAAGGCGACGGCGATGCAATTGAGCAAAGAATTGAAGAGTTAAAAGAAGAAATCAAACAAACTCCTTCAATGAAAGAATGTGAAGCGATTCAGAGACGAATTAATCGACTCGCCAGCGGGATTGGAATCATCAAGGTTGGTGGCACAACTGAGGTCGAAATGATGGAAGCTCTGCACAGGGCTGACGATGCCCTTAAGGCGGTTAAGTCTGCTCAAGAGCAGGGTGTTACCCTTGGTGGCGGCATGGCTCTTCTAAGGGCTGCTGTGACTGTTGAGGCGAACCCTACGACAGCACTCACCCAAGCTGAGCTTGTTGGGCGTCAGATTGTCATTGATGCCTGTAAAGAACCAATCCGCCAGATGTGTGCCAATGCAGGTACTTCCGCCGATGTCATGATTAAAACCTTGACAGAGGTCGAGGACGGCTATGGATACGACTTTGCAACTGGTGCTGTAGTTAATATGCTGGAGTCTGGAATTATTGACCCAGTAAAAGTAACAAAAACTGCCCTTACGAATGCTGTGTCCGCAGCGGGCATACTTATTACAACTTCTCACGGGATTGTTGAGACAAATTGATGACCTTGTAACTATTTACTCAGGAATGAGGGTTACTAATCATTCGTTTGGGGGGTAGTAAATATGAAGGATAATATGAACGAGGAGAGTCACATCTCTCAGCAATTATCAGAAGTGTTGCGCCAACTTGGTAACATGCGTGAGGAAGTCGGAGATGTGCGTGAGCAGGTCGACGCTACCAAGAGTCATCCTTCTCAAAATGGTGGCTGGGATGGGCTCATGGAGCTTGTCAAGAAGACCCACGACCACCTTGAGAAGATTGACCGACGCTTAGATGTGATGGAGCACACCTTGAACAATCCCCAGGAAGGGGCGATTGCACAGGTAAAAGAACTGAGAGAGTGGAGAGAGCGAGCTAACGCAACTCTCGATGGAAACCGAATGCAGGATGAGCGACTCCTTCGCTTGGAATTGCAACTACAAATCTATAACAAGGTCACTTGGGCAATCGGTCTTGGTGTATTGGGCTTGCTTGTCAAGGCTTTTATGTCACTTATCGTACCAGGAGCTTGAAATATTAAATAAAAAGCTAACTTTTCTCTTGACAAGTACTGCCGATAATGGTATATTATGTATGTTGGATGGGAGAGTTGTCTAAGCGGTGAATGAACAAGTCGATATTAGCGGCAAAAAAAGTTCAAATAAAGCTTGACAAACAAGGTCATTTAGGCTATATTTAGTATGTGAGATGGAGGTTTTACCATGAGTACACTTCGTAAAAGACTTGAAGCGCTGGTTGCCAACCCTAGGCTTAAGGCTAGCGGTCGTGATTTGCAGTTTGCAGAGTCGCTTCTGGCATATTATGAGCGAACTGGTCGCTTGACTAGTGGTCGCCGAAGCTGGATTGATAAGTTGGAAACTAAATATGCTGCTGATGCACCTGACATGAGCGACCAAACGCTCGGCTCCCGCATCGATGCGGTCTTGCCGAAAACCGACCCAAGGTCATGGGACCGTGGCTTCCTTGAGAGTCTGCAAGAGCAAAACCGAACTCGTGGCTCACTCAGCGCCCGCCAGATTCAGATTCTAGAGAAGATTGAAGACAATCATTCAGAAGAAGTCATCGCTCGCCGAGCTACTTGGGCGGATGATTATGATGCCGCCCATGCTGAGCGTATGAAGGTCGCTGCTGCATATTATGCCGCCAACCCTCCGTACTTTGGTGACCTTGCTCACAGTGTCCTCAATGTTGAGGGGTTCGTCCCGACCGAAAAGCAGTACCGCTCGCTGACTGAGAACAAGTATGCAGCTAAAGTGATTGCGTCGCACTTCGCCGAGCCATCGTTTCCAGTTGGCTCCAAGGTTGAGTGGCGCTCCTCTGCGGGCGCTCGGTACCGTGGCATGAAGGGCTTTGTGATGAAGGTCGATGCCAAGCCAGTCACTAATGCGGCTCGTGGCACCAAGGTATACATGGTCTTGCCCGTTGGTGCGGCAGTTCCCGTCTTCGCTGAAGAGCGACACCTCAAGCGAGGTCGATTCTAAATAAAATTATTGATTAACAGTGTGCACCATAGGGTGTATACTTGTATATAAATATAAATATAGTTTTGGAGTAAAACCAAATGCGAGTAAACATACAATACACGGTAGAGGTGGAACAGATTCCCGAAGAGATGAAAAGGCTCTTGGAATATTCAGTTGTCCGCCAGCTTAGAGAAGCAGCAGATAGGGTTCATCGTATGGACACCACAGCGGCTTACCAGTCGCTACTATCTGAGATAGAGTCGATAAGGGGGCTCTTGTTACAGTCCGATGAACGACTTTCAGATATTGAAGGCATCATGAGGGGCTATCATGCCCAGCAAACATCTCAGGTTTATCCTGAAGCAGAGCCAGTGACTGCCCCTACGGGCGTCGACCCACCAACGCAGCTACCAGTTGACGAGTCCTCAATGGGAGTGATTCAAGCTCGCTTGGCGGAACATAAGATGGAGACTGATGCGCTCAAGAGAACATTCCAAAACTGGGGTGTGGGTGACGACTCTACCGATGAAGAGGGGGGCAAATGATTACCCCTGATTATGTAGAGAAAGGTCGACTAGTTTATATTCCATCGGGCTCAACACTGATAGTTCGTGATGATGATGCAACGGGTTTTTATATAGAACGCTATGTAAAAATAGAAAAGCCAGCAAATTGCATAATCATGTCGAGCGAGGTAAAGAACAACTTGTGTGAGATTTTATATTGTGGAAAATTGTGGCATGTTAAAGTTTCTGAAGCATACGCAGTGTATGGTGAAGACTATAAAATAAAAGGAGAAAGCGCATGTTAGTAACTCTTGTAGAAGTTGTAGAACAAAGGCAACAATACACAAACTCCGCCGAGAGGCTAAAGGCTTACAACCTCAGAGAGGTCACAGTTAATCCTGACCATGTTGTATGCTTGCGAGAAGACCACCAGATGTTAAAGATGCTTAGTGAAGGGTATCTTCCAGAAGACATCGATGGTCGCCAACAGTTCACGAGGCTGTACCTCGATAGAGGTCAATCTGGCATTGACATTACGGTTGTTGGCAGTGTCCAGACCGTAAAAGCCAGCCTCGGGGTGAATGCAGGCAATCGTGAGGTGCTCAATGGGTGATGCAAGGTTTGAAATAGTTGCCTGGGATGGTTGCCCTTGGTGTGCGAAAGCATATGACCTGTTGAAGACTGAGGGATATGCGGTATCGATGGTCCTGCTAGAGCGTGATAGCCAGCAACTTAATGAGGCAAAGGCTTCACGACAGTGGCAGACGGTTCCGATGGTTACTCAATATGTTGCTTCCGACGAAGGCTCCGAGGAGGAGTTGTTCATAGGGGGTTACACAGACTTGTGCTCTCATTTGATGAGAGTAAAGGGGGAAAAGGAAGTTGGCTAAGGCAGCGAAGAAGGAGAAGTTTCACTTTGATGTTTCAGGTTTGACACCACTTGAGTGTACCTTGCTTAAGCAGACGGAGTTCTTAGGCTATCATAATCGAGATGAAGAGGTTGAATATAGAGAAGGAAAATATCACGGGTCTATGTTTTGGGAGGTTGATGAATTCGGCTCAAAAAAGTGGGTTGTCTGCGTTCGAATCGCAGTTGATTGGGAAAAGCACTTTGCCGATGGAGCCACCAAACAGGAGCTTTTCGGCAGATGTATTGCTCATCTGAATCTTCCGCCAAAGCGAAAGAAGTTTCAACGACGCCAAACAAAACCGAGATATGGAAAGCTGTCCCCAGTGTCTCATTGGATTTATCCAAAAGAAGAGGACGGTGTAAAATATTTGTCTGCCCTCGTGATTACCGACAAGAAGCGATGCCGTTACTTCTTCGGACAAGGACCAGCAAACCTAACCATGAAGTCTGTCAGAAGAATGCGACAGAAGAGGGATTAAAATTAAAAGATGTCAGATGAAAAGCTATATGTTATACCAGCAGGCTCGCTTGAAAAGATAAGAGAAGAGTTGCTGGAGTTAAAGACCACCTCAAGCTGTCTTTTAAAATACTATGCTGAACTCAGAGAGGTTGATGCATGGGATAATTCCCCAATCATTCACTTGTGCGAGCTTTATTGTGGAAGCTCCTCAATGGACGGACTGCTTACGACCCTCAGCGAAGACCCTGGTGTGGAAGTACCACAGCAATACTTGGATATGATTGCAGACGGAGATGTTGTTATTAGCAATGCTGATTATGTTGCCATACTGACGCTCTTGGAGTCTTTGAGGAATCTCAAGTCGAGCACTGCAACCAACTATGGCATTTCTTTTGAGGTGCACTGATGAACGCCCACGAGAGGTTCAAGGAGTACGCTGGTGATAAGTGCTGGCAAGCTCACATTTCTGATGTTAACAGAGAAACTGATTTGGAACTGGCAGGCTTAACTGCGCAAAAAACTTCTCAGCTAAAAGTCTCAGATTTTGAATTTGAATATGTTCCCAAAGAGGACAAGCTTGTTTGCTCTGAGATTAGGCGGTTCATCGAACGACACGAGTGGCTGGGCAAGATGCCAATTTGGTCCACTCACAGGTTCACTGCTCGACTTAAGGGTTGCGGCACTTTGGCTGGTACCATTGTTATGGCGACCCCATATACTTTCTCAAACCTCCTAGGCAGGGAAAACCGAGGCAAAGAGAAGCTAATTGCAAGGGGTGCGTGTATTTCCTGGTCACCTAAAAACCTTGGCTCATGGTTGATAATGCAGTCTGTGCGTTGGATGGTACAACACACTGAGTTTAGATTCTTTACAGCCTATAGCGACCCTGAAGCGAAAGAGCTTGGCACACTCTATCAGGCTTGTAACTTCCATTACCTTGGGCAGAAGTTTGGCACGGGTAATCAATACTTAGACCCAGCCAATCCAGACCGTGGGTGGTTTGGTGCTTCGGGCTTCAGCGATAGAAGTCAAATTGTGCGATATGCAAAGCAATTGGGCATGACATGGCAGCCCGAGTGGTACAAGTATGTGGGCTCGAAAAAGAATTATCGCAAGGTAGACTGGAAGGCTATTCCCGAGAAGGAAGCCGCCATGCTGAAGCAGGCAAGAAAAGACCATCGTGCCCGCTGTCAGCAACGACCATCACCTTCGAAACATAAGTATGTTTATATTCTCGGTACCAGCAAGCGAGAAACTAAAGTATTGTTGAAGAAGTTTGAAGAAAACAACCCAAAGAAGATTGATTTAGAATATCCAAGAGCACGAGGAGTTTGAACTCATGCTCCTTCTTAATTATTGTGGACATTTACATAAAATCCAAAAAAGTTGAAAAAAAATAGCATTTATCGACAAACACCTTTTTGTGCGAGACAGAACTATTTATTGAGTGAATTAATAACAGATTCCCCGTGAGAGGAGACTTACAATATGAGTGAAGATAATGACGAAAAGTCTTTACAAGCAGAAGAACAAGAGAAAGAGAAGGCAGCGCAAGACGAATTGCTCCCTTCCGCACCACCCAAGCTGGCAGCCCGAGGTATTCGAACATTCACTGTTGCAAGGCGATTCGATGAGTCTGGCGTGTCGGGCACTGGTGTTGTCATCGAAGGCGTTGTATTGGCAACTGGTCAGTGTATTGTCCACTGGCTCTACCCGCCGCCCCGTGGTGGCATCGCAATCTTTGATTCAATGAACGACTTTATCAAGGTCCACATCGGTCCACACCCAGCAAACAAAACAATCATCACTTACCAAGACGGTGAACAGCAAACATTTGGGAATGATGATGAAGCCACACCTGAAACTCAAAACGAGGTAGAATAAATGCAGAGTCTTATAAAAAACCTACGCCCGATTTATATCGAGGAATCTAAATTTCCAGTCTGGCTGAGCAAGCTGGTCCCTATCGAGGTGAACGCCGTGAGTATCGGACCCTTTGTATGGTGCCGAGGTATATTATCTACCACTACAAAGCGCCACGAGTGTATTCATTTTCACCAGCAGCTAGAATTATTGTTTGTAGGTCAGTGGATTTTGTACGGTTTGAGCTATTTATATAATAGGATTATAAAGAGGATGGATGGTCCTACAGCCTATCGATTTAATGTGTTCGAAGTAGAAGCATATACTCATGAATCGACAGTACATTACTTAAGAGACAGAAAGACCTTTGCTTGGGTCAAATATATAAAGGGAAATAAAGAAGATGAAGCTCAAAGATTTTAAAAAGCTAAATGAGAACTGGAGCCAGTGGGCTTCACAAGGTTACCCGTCTGGTCCGAGGGCAGACCTATACGATGCTATTCGTGACCACTCCTTGGAGAAGACGGGAAGCAGGGAGACTTATGGCAACTTTGACAAGCTCGACGCCATGAACGACGAAGAGCTAGAAAACTATGCCACAGAGCTAATGCCTCAGTTGCCTGGTGATGAAGGTCCATATGACGCAGAGGCTGAAGCCTCAGCTATGAGAGAGTCCGCAGGTGGAAAGCTTCAGTATTCTGTATCCAACACTGGCTATGGGGATGTGTATGAATTCTTCGATGAGAATGGCGAAGAGACAGAGCAGACTCTAGGAATGATGGTTCTCGACTTGGCTGATGCTGGAGTCGGAGGCTGGGCACCCGAAGAACAAATTGATAGAATGATGGCTGTCAACGCAGACCCAAGCAAAAATCAAGGTGGGATGCAGAAGTGGGACAGCAGCGTCTTTGAAGATTACTATGGCGCAGACAACCAAAAGATTCTCCAAGCTTGGGCTAAGATGAGCGGCATGGAGCTTGAGCAAATGCCTGAAGCCGAAGATGAGTATGAAGACGACGGCACCAATGACTTTGAAGAATACTATAGCGAAAGCAAGAAGCGTAATAAAATTCACGAAGGGCGATATCATTTCGCAAACGCCTTCGACCAACTTGACATTGGAGAAGACCCGAGAGCACAAGCGCTCGAACAGTGCATAAAGATTCTTAATGAATTAACCTATGACTCTTTAGAAGGTGATGTCGCATCCTACGCAGATGATGCTGCTCGCCTGTTGTGGAAAGCAGCAGAAGAACTAGATTATAAAAGAAATCAAGTGGGCAATGTTGAAGAATCAGTGGTCGGAGACATGAAGAGTAAGTTTCAAGATATGCTTACCCTCGGCGGCAAGAAAGGCAAGAGTAAGGGCGCTGGAAAGGGAAAGAAGATGGTAACGCCCGAACAAATTAAGAAGTGGTGGGGAAGCCTGCCAGCATCGGAGAAGCTGAAGATTTCTTCAAAGATGAAGCTTCCACGCAAAATAAAAGATTGGGGCGACCAAGAGTGGACTAACGCAGCAAGCTATTTGCTGGACAACCCTGTTGAAGAGGCACTCAGCCCAGAAGACGAAAGAGCCAGCGAGCAGGCTTATGCGATGGCTTTCGAGAAAGGTAGAAAGGGTATGGCAGTTGTTGATGTATGTAACGGCTTGACTGGTATCGGACACAAGGCTTGCTTGGCAGGACATCAAGACGGCGCTAACGAGTTCAGGCAGTCGCTTGCAGAGCGTGTGCGTCAGACTGTGGTGCGAAAACTTACAGAAGCCAAAGGAGTCGAAAAGAAATGAAAAACCTACTAACAGAGTGGCGGAAATATTTGAAAGAAGGGGAGGAGTCGGACTTTAAAGTACACACGATGTACAACCCTGAAACGGGAGAGTCCGATGAGGCTCAGTCGGAAGACGAGCACAACTCTCTTGCAGAGAAGGGATATGTCCATGTAGACCCTGAAGCTATCAGGCAGACTCTTAAAGCCGAAGGCGGGGCAGCAGGACTCGAAGCTATAATGGGCGCTGTTGATGCAGAAGAAGAAGAGTTGCAAAAAGCTATGATGGCTATGCCAGATGTGGCACAGCATGAGAATGGTGATTATGTCATGTCTGATGAAGCCGAGGTGGAGGTCAAGAAGGAAGCTGCCGAGGTTAAAGATAAATACGACGATGAGGTTGAGCGCCGAAGCAAGAAGACAATGAAGCAGGGCTTGGCTTTTATGAAGAGCGAAGAAAGGCTGCAAAGTTTTGTATCTTCGATTATTGACGAGGTAATGTCAGAGGGTGATGAGTGGTATAGCGATGAACACGAGACGCTGGCTGACAAGAAGTTTGCAGACTCTCAGGCTTCAGCGCAAGAAGGGCAAGGCTTCCAAGTAGGTGAGTTCGTTAATGTTGTTGATGGCTCGCTTAAGGGTGCTACTGGCAAGGTTATTGAAATTACCACCACTACAACTGGCGAAGAAGGTTATGTTATTGAACTTTACTCCGATGCCAAGATGAAAGTCTTCGGGCAAAGAGGTGACGAAGTTATTGCTGTTGCGGGAGACTTAGAGTCAGGCGGCACAACCGACGGCATGGAACTCTACGACATTGACGAAGCCAAGAACGAAGACGGCAAGGAACAGGGCGTTGATGGCAAGGCTTGCTGGAAAGGCAAGAAGTATGCTGGTTCTGAAGATACAGACGGCGACGGAAAGGCAGACAAAGACAAGTGCGTTCCAATGGAAGAAGCTGAGTTGGCTGAGCGAGGCTCGCCACTTGAGAGTGGTCTCCAAACCGCAGTCCAAGATTTTATTATAGAGCAGATGCAAAAAATGGGCTTGAATGCTGGCGACCCAACAGACCGAGATAGAATTAAAAATCAAGTCATGTCAATTGTCAGCACCGCTATTTCAGCCATTGGCTTGGACGAATCAAAGAAGGTGGACGACAACCTCCAAGAGAATGTTGCAACTTTCATCGATGACTTCTTTATTAAAGAGGAGACTGACAAGGAGCGCATGAAGTGCAACAGCCCTCGTTACATTAAGAAGGGCGAGCCTGGATACGGCAAGAAGCAAAAGGTTGTTAAGGCTTGCAAGGACGGCAAAGAAAAGATTATCCGCTTTGGTGATGCTAATATGGAAAATAAGAGCGACAGCAAGGATAACAAGTCAAACTTTAGAAGTAGGCACAATTGCGATGAGAAGACGGATAAGTTCTCAGCAGGATACTGGTCTTGTAAAGATTGGTAGGGGGTAGTTGATGTTTCTTATAAAGCACTTGAGAGAAAATAACGAAACCTATTTTAGCCACTTGAAGTTCGCAGGAAGGGTGGGACTTTATCTTTCCTTGGCTTCAATTTGTTATTCGGTTCATGCAATCTTGCCGTTCATCCCAATCCCAGCCCGTTTTAGTTTTGAGACTGTGGTTAACAAGTGCATTGCTTGGCACAATTATACTGTATTAAGAATGGACACAGACGAACAATGAAAAAACTACTAACAGAATGGCGGAAGTTCTTAGCCGAGGGCACCGACCCACGAATCCAGAAACAAATTAACATGCTGCTTGCTCTTCCAAAGGGTATCGGCATCGTTGGTGATTCTGAAGATTCCTTTGGCATGTCATTTAAGTATGCTGAGTTTCACGAGAATGGTTACGATACTCTTGGCGATGATGGCAATGACGAAGGCATCCCCCATGGCTCTGTGGACATCATGGAGACGGAATCAGATGCAGAAGGTCCATGCTTCGGCGGCTTTACGGTCATCGGAAGCAGCGCAGCCAAGGGTTGGGGTCCACTTCTTTATGAGGTTGCAATTGAATGGGCTTCGCAAGAAGGCGGCGGACTGACAGCAGATAGATTCTCAGTGTCGGACAACGCTCAGGCTGTTTGGGATAAATATGGAAAGAGAGGGGATGTAAAGGGCAATCAAATGGATGTGAGCCACAACCCCGAAGGGGCTGGAGCAAGGTTGAACAAAACAGTTCCCCAGCTTACACCAGATGACGAGTCTGACGACTGTGACCAAGCCCGAGCTATATCAAAGCATGGACCCGACTGGCATAAAGACCCGACAACAAGAATGTATAAGAAAGATAACGCAGAGGTGATGCAAGCCCTCAAGGCAGCAGGGAGGCTGTTCATAGCATGAAATACTTAATGGAAAATTGGAGAAGATATTTGAAAGAGGGCGACACAATTGCCCTTGGTAAGTGCTATCCGTTTGCCAATAGAATGGCAATGAAGTGGTCAGATGACAATATTGACAAAACAAAGCCTCCTGGTAAGGGCGTCCACCCAGATATTGATAATAAAGATAAGTTTAAGGTTGTGCACGGTCGCATAACCGACAAGTTCAGTGGAGAAAGCGTAGACCATGCTTGGGTCGAGATGGGCGATTTGGTTTTCGACGACCAAACACAACACACAAAGCCAGATGGAATCCCGAAAGCCACCTATTACGATTTGTATCAGCCAGAAGTACAGGCAGAGTACACAGCCGAAGAGTCTATGATTAATTGCGTGAAGTCTGGGCACGAAGGTCCGTGGAATGAAGACCTTCAGTTGCAAGAAGCAATCACTCTTGACATTGAAGTTGGAGATATTGTTCTCGGTGGTAAATATAAAAATAAAAGAATTGAAGTAAAAGAGATTGGCACCGATGAGATTGGTCAGCCGACCATCAACGGCAAGTCTCTTTTAAAGTTTAGAATTGAAAAGCATCTTCCCGATGAAAAGAAGTCGAAGAAGACGCTTGATGCAGAAAAAGATAAATAAGGGAGGATTTTATCATGAAAAAGTTTTTACACAAGCTCGCTACACTGTTTGATACCAAACACTGTTGTTGTTGCTGTGGCTGCTGTTCTTGCGAATCAGGCTGCTGCTAAATGAAATTGATAATGGAAAAGTGGAGACGGTACACCACCCAAGATGGTGACCGTACTCTCACTCATTTGGTTGTTGAAGATGACGACACTGAAGAGGATGTTGAGGAGGGTCGTGATTTTCAAAAAGATTCTTCTTACATCAAAGACCATGAGGGCAACAAAGAAGAATTAATTGGTGATGGGGGGCAGGACAATACTGAACCTTATGACAAGGAACCAATTAAAAAACGCAGTAAGAGTGCTCCACCCGCCTAGTTAATACATGGAGTCAGAAAGAAAGCAGAAGCCTTATCCATATAAGGCTGTCGAGTTTACGACAGAAGAGCTTGAGAAGATGAAAAGTATGGCGTCTTTGCGTGAGTACAATGTCTTTCATGATTGCAATCATATAATCTATTCTCTGACTGTCCAGTTGATTAAAGAAAGGGCGGCAAATGAAAAACCTTAGAAAGACATTGAAGATGGTGTTGCTCATGGCAACTGGCGTGAATCTTGCACTGTTCTCGTTTGGGCTTTCTCTTGGTTCTTCAGACATGTACTTGTTGGCTATTGCCTCGGCTGTGTTTTGCTTCACTGGGTATGTGAGTCTCTCTCTTGACGAAAGCGACGAAAGGTAACAAATCTCATGGCGTGGGATATTCTATTGACATTCACCTTGGCATGTGTTATTTATATTCAATATGTTACAATAAAAAGCCACAAAAGAAACATCTTCATTCTTGCTAAAAAGATTAGAGAAAACTCTGCAACCCCGCAACAGGACATTAAAAATTGGCAACCGAAGATTATTGAAGGTGAGCTTGATATGTTCCACAATGGGAAACGAGCCTCTATCAAAGCAGTCTTTTATCCAAAAAAAGTAATTTAAACCTAATAAATCACGATTTTGACCACTACCTATTAATGGAGGTGGGAAATGTGATAAAATCTTTGTTTTTGCCGTTGATGCTCTTATTGGCTTCCTGTAGTTGCGGCGAAGACTTCCGCCTAATTAAATCCTGTTCTTGGAAAACCGATAAAAACATTGGCTGCGTTGGCAACGACACATCCTACGATGAGGTCGTTGGCGAGGCTCGCCTTGATGCGAATCTTGGCTCTTGTGAGGCTGGTACTCTTTCATGCAGAAGAAACTCCGAGACAATGGAGAGCTTCTGTGAGAGGAATCGTTACGAAGAAGAAGAGCAGTGCTACAATGAGTGGACGAACCGCTCGCAGTACGACACCGTTTGTGTTGGCTATGTCGGACCCAGCACTGAGTCGTGTCATGATGACATCGACAACGACTGCGATGGCGCAGTGAACGAAGGGTTTGATGCTGACTTCGACGGCTTCATGAGTGCCCACATGACCTCACCGCTCAACGGAGAACTCAAAGCATGTGGTGCAGACTGTGATGACAGCGACCAAAGTATAAATCCCGCAGCAGCAGAGGTCTGCGACGGCATAGATAATAATTGCAATACCTCTGTGGACGAAGGGTTAGATACGCCTCACGGTTCTTGCGAGCCAGACTTCCCAGACAATATTAACCCAGCGCTTCTCCACTATGGCGCACCTTCACAGTGCCGCTATGAGCCAGGGACTATAGTATGTTCTGGTGGCGGACTTGTCTGCCAAGGAGCAGTATTCGTGGGACCAACCCCAGAGATGTGCAATGGGCTCGACGATGACTGCGATGGCGAGGTAGACTATACGCTTGGTATGGATGACGGTATAGAAAACGAAGGGTCGAACTGTGGTACAAATGTTGGGATATGCGAGTACGGCACGACCAGTTGTATGTCTCAGGATATGCAATGCATCGGTGGTGTAAATCCAATTACTGTGATGCCAGATTCTTGTGATGGATTAGATACAGACTGTGATGGGCAGACAGATGAAGACGCAGAGCCCAGAGTTTGCTCAAACGGTTGCCCGTCCGCTGGTGTGCAATATTGCGATAGCGGAGACTGGACTGTTTGTGATGCCCCTTCTCCAGGCGATGAGGCAACAGACCCGTGCAATGATATCGATGATGACTGTGATGGGGCAGTTGATGAGGGGCAAGAGTGTCAGTGCGACCCATCGGAAGTTGGACCAAACGCACCTGATTGCAGCGCTGGTGAAATGGCTGAATCGGGTTTGAGTTGCGGCACAGCCAAAAAAAATTGCATCTGTGAAAACGGAGATTGTCAATATGGACCTTGCTACCTTACTTGCGACCCGTGGGTAAACGGTGCACCTGTTGATGTTTTGTGGGGAGCTTGTCCAGCCGAACAGTGCGATGGGTGGGACTGGAACTGTTACGGAGACAACAGGGATGGAATGGTGGATGTTCCTTGCGAGTGCAGCTTAAACTCCCCAGTAGACCAGATTCGTGCAGCAGCCGCTCAGGGTAACGGAGATTGCGAAATAGGTCAGTGCACAGCGGGCTCTCAGTCATGCGAGTTTGATAATATAACGCAGACTTGGAACATGTCCCCGCTGGATTGCGGTGCCGTCGGACCCTCAGAAGAAGTTTGTGACGAGATAGACAACGACTGTGATACGGAAGTGGATGAGAACTTGCAAAGCTTCGAGCGTGTTGATATGGTATTTATAATTGATATTACAGGGTCCATGGGTCAGGAAATAGAAAACATACGAAACGCTATCAGTGCCTACGCAGCCGACTTCGCACAGACGGAACACAGGTTTTCGCTGGTGGTCTTCCCAGCCCCATATGATGGTGACCCAAACACTTGGCAGAGTCTGGGCAGCCCAGCAACTCAGTGTGGTGCAGGGAACATAGGAAACCCAATCAATCCGCCCTATTTACCGTCAGCAATGCCCTATTGGAAGATGACACCCTTGGTCGAAGTGGGTCAGTTCTTGCAGGCTCTTGACGATGTTCTTAATATAGGTGGCTTGGTCTGCTCAGAGGAGCCCTCCTACGATGTTATTGATGATGTCTCCTCGCCATCTGATATAGCAAACATAGGCTGGAGAGAAGATGCTTACCCTTATATATTCTTTATCGGAGACGAAGACGCTCAAACCTGGAGGGGGCTTACTGAGAATGCTCTCGGGCAAAGAACGCAGACTTGTGATGGCATCGGTATGTGCCCTTGCGGACCACCCGACTGCGACCCAGGATACAATCTGCTGGAGTTGCATTGCTTTGTCGGCAATGTAGACGCTCACGATTACGACGGCGTTTGTATGTCAACGAACAATATAAATAATATCAGTGCCCCACTTCTTCGAAATATATTTGCGGATGTCTGCCTGCCCACAGATTAATTAAGTTAACAAAACTACTTACAGTATGATAAGATGTTCTAGTTATGTTATTGACAACTGGAACTTCTCGTTGTCTTAATAAAATCGGTAGCTTGAGACTACCGTGGAGACTTTAGACGAACATTAGGTGCTTGGAGTTTAGATATGTGTATCATATGTGTAGAGCTTGAAAAGAACAGGCTTACTTTATTAGAAGCAAGAAGAAACTATGGGGAGATGGTCGACTCTATCGACGAAAGCCATCGAGAAGAATTAGAGAAAAAGTTATACCCAGATACTATTTATGATGAAGAGTATTATGAATACTTTAATTTTATCAAAGGAACGAGCGGGTCAGATTGATTATGAAAAAACTATTAACAGAATGGCGTAAGTATTTAAAAGAAGAGGGAGAGGCTCCAGCAGAACAAGCTACAGCTTATTTTGATGGTGGCATCTATCATGGAGTTTCCCAAGCAAACTTGGATGGTCTTCGTGACCAGGGCATCGGCAACATGCCGAGCGAAATGGATATCGAGGAAGAGAAGGCAGGTGTGCCTTGTTCGCTCAAACCTCAAGAAGCCCGCAAGCATGGAGATGTAGTTCTTGAGCTTGACATGGAATCGATAGAGGGCTCTGGGCAATATATGATTTCCCCAGACAAAGAGAACGACCACGGAACCCGAATTACGATGGTGGACTCAGCCTACGATTCAGGTCACGGTGTTCACGATATGGTAGATAGCTTGGGCACGAATATTCCGTTCAGCTTTGTCAAGCGAGTTATATTCCCCCAAGGTTCAATTCCAGATGTTCAAGGCATGAGAGAGGGCGGCTTCAGTGGTGTAGAGATTGCAAGCTTTGCGGAGGACGAATCACAGGGTCTTGTCCGTCATTGGACCCCAGGAGATGAGTTGGGCGAAAGCCGCTAAATCACGGGAGCGGAAAGGTGTTAATAACTCGCCACGAAAACGATATCGCTATTGGCGACCTAGTGAAGCTCAAGGATGATGAAGATACCGCAGTGGGTTTTGGAATCGTCCTTGATGTGAGGACCGACACTTATGATATGGCGGTAGCACTGATACAGAATTTTAATGACTATATGTCTGCCGTCGATGAGGGCTTCGAACCAGAGGAAATAACGGATGCAGAGAGAGAACTGCTTCAAACACCAGTATATCTCATCCTTTGGCACTCCACGGATGGGCACACATTTAGTTCACGACCGATATGGATGTACCACTCAGAAATAACAGTTATTAGCAAGGCAATAAGAAAACTCACTGACTAAGTATTGTATAAAATGACCAAGGAGTCACACAAAAAATGAATAAATTAAATATCCTCCTCGCAGCGCTTCTGATGGCACCTGCCGTTGCTTCCGCAGATGATGAGACGCAGAAGCCAGAGATTACAATCAAGTTCCCAATTGTTGAGAAGCAATTCCCCGACCTTCAGAGAACCGTCAAGACGCCCACTGTCGTTTGGGCTCCAAGGCAAGAAGATGGAGAGCGAAAAACACATATCATCTCGCCCCTCTTCTATTACCAAGAAAATAAAGAAAAAACTAAATAAACACTTGACATGACCCACCCTATATGTTATAAATTACATGTAGCATTGGTTGTCAACAAGGAGTTTATTGATGAGAGACGCACTAATCGAAAAGATGTACGGTTTCCGACCTTCTGAGTATATTCAGAAAGGCTTATGCGTACCTGCGCCCACAGGCTGTGGTCAGCCAGCCTCGCCTTTTGTCCAGCAGTCAGATGAGGTGGAGTATAAAATATCGGGGCTGTGCTCCGAGTGTCAAAAGAAATATTTTAAAGAAACTTCATAAAAAGGCTTGACTTTCGTATAATCCTATGGTATTATATGTATGTAATTGAGAGAGACAAAGGAGATAATTATGTCAATGGCAATTAATACAGCAAGAACCCCAGAAATGGTAGATGAACGACTTCCTGGGTGGCTCGACGAAGCTCAGCAGATGATGCATGACCACTACCACAGGGTAGACATGCCCAATCAGGTGCCCGAGCTTTACATTGCTGGCGGCAGGAAGTACATCAAGATTGGACGCCGCCAGTGCGGTAGTAGCTCGGTCTGGTGCTTCATTCGTGCTCAAGACGGCGCTATCCTCAAGGCTGCCTCTTGGAAGGCACCAGCCCTCAACTTCACCCGAGGCAGTATCTTCGACCAGAAGACGCCGCTCCAACCTTACGGATTTTAATCAAAGGAGATAGAGAATGAAAGTAGAAAAAAGTGCATATGTTCGTCCACGCCGCCACCGCCTAACAGCAGAGCAGCGTGTGGAGTTCGCTCGTGAGCGCCGAGCACTCGTAGGTAAAATCATTTCTCAAGAAGGTTTTCAAGGAGCCCTTGTGGTCGAACATATCAGGGGGTCGCAGTACCTCTTGAGAATGCCAGATGGCAATGAGGTCTTTGCCTCGCACAAGAAGCAGAAGAATCTTCCCAACGGCGCACTGACCGCTGGTGGTTGGAAACTTTGGGAGTCACGATAAGTTTTAGTTTACGCTGCCACTGTGTTGTGGTAGAATGTCTATAGAAAAAAGAGGAGGAAGGTGCCGTGTACGAACTGTGGGTTAAAGGGCGCTTGGGTATGCACCAAGATAAGCTTGTCCTATACTCGGTACACGGCACCTTCCTAGAAGCTCAACTAGTCATGCACAGGTTACTCAAAAGAGGAACTTTTGCAACAATTGTTAGGAAAGAGGTTAAAAATGCAGTATAGTGCATCTGATGAGAAGAGAGAAATCGCAAACCGCCTGTATATAAACGAAGAGCACCTTTGGGCTAATTTGGTTCGCCAATACTACAGTCCTTTCGGTGCCCCGATGCGCCTGTCTCGACCATTATTGGAACAGTGGCACATTAAGAACGAATCAGGAGTTAAAGACCCTGACGAGATTGAGGGTTGCACTGTGCAGGTAATGCTGTCTGGAGATTCTTTCATTATCAAGAGGTTCGTGACAACTGCATCGGCGGAGAAATACATCGCTGAACTGAAATGGCACGACATAAACTGTAATGTTGTTGACCGTGAGGAGATGTTTAACTTTGAACGATAAAAAAGCTATCAGTATGCTCAGCATCTCTCCCTCACCAGACGGTGTGGGATTTACCGTAGAAGTACCAGAGGAGTTTGAGGCTTGGTTTATGAAGTCCAGAGGCTTGTCTGAGTGGTCCGACGCCAAGTTTAATACTTGGTTCAAGGGGTTGGTCAGTGAGTTTCTGTCGGACGAAGACAATCTTACAAATATGATGCGCTCAGAGCAACAAGCTGTTGACATCTGGGAAAGAGGGGAGGAAGATGGAGAGTAATAAAAAAATGACGATTCAAGAGCACATGGACTCTTTCAAAAAGCACCTCTGGGGTGACGAGAAGCCAATGGACTTCGCATCAGATGTGGTGGAAGAGTTGCTGTTGGAGATTCAGCGCCAGCGTACAGTCATGAGGGCAGCGCTTGACGAGATTGATAGGATGTGGGATACGCACCTGAAAGTTGCATCAGAAACTGGCGAGCAGTCCCAACTGGTAAACCTAATGGATTCTCTTGGCGACCGCAGGCGAGGCTTTTATGCGCAGTATCTCTCACCAGAAGAGTACTCAGAGTTTATCAGAAGAAGCACCAATATGGACCTAATTGCAACCCTAGGAGGGGATGAAGATGGCAGATGATGACAAGAACAACCCAGAGCAACTACCAATCATGTTGAAAGAGTTGCTTAATCTAGAGGGCTATGATTCACTTAGGGATGCAGTAGAGCAGACTGCACAAAAAATCCGTAAGATGAAGGAAGAAGAGGAAGGAAAACAAAAAGATGAAAACTAATTAACACTAGCGCACCACAATCGGGGATTACGAAATAGGGAAATTGGGGGGACCAATGTATCTTTGTCCGACGGGATGAAATGCACCCTTCGACTGTTCACCGCCACAGACGAACAGTATAAGAATCTGAAGCGTGGCTGGCTTGGAATCCTCTGCAAGGAATGATTCCCCCTGAGTGTGTGTGCCGATAAACAGGAGATAAGAAGTGTGAAGTTTTCAGTTGGCGATTTGGTTACAGAGAGGAAATCTAATTTATGGTACCTCACTCAAGAAACAACATACGAATACTTCCCATACCTTCCGCACAGCATGAGCGAATACTGGACGGATTATGTTAACAACAGGCAAGCATCAAAACTTTCAATAGGAATTATAATTGACATCTACGAGAACGAGCCGAACTCATATTTCGTAGAAAAGTATTTTACCTACAATGTAATGTGGACAAATGTGGATGCTGGCTCTTTCAACAATATGAATCATAAGCATTTCTTAGAAGACGAGCTTCGCCTTCTATCTAAAATAAACAAGAGGATATCAGAATGACACTTAAACTAGCGGGCGATTTATTTATTTGTTTGTCTATTCTAGTTGGGATGTTTACATTTGTTGTAGCCAATGCAAACTACCAGCCGAATAAATGTTGTCAAGAGAAAAAAGACAAAAGTGAATAATTACTATAAAGGTTCTAAAGGAGAATTTAAAAAATGAAGACATCAAAAGTGGTTAAACCAAAGCCAGCACCAGAGAAGAAAGCTCAGGTCATCAAATCATCGATTATGATTCCCCCTGCAAAGATTGCGGGCAGCGGAATGATGCTCATTAGAAGCAGGGGCACCACTCGTTGGCAACGCCTTAAGAACATCGTCCTATTTGCATGGCGCTATGTCATGACTGGAACTGCGAGACTCTAAGTGAAGGCTCCCATCTTAAAAACAAAAGAGTTGCTGCTTCGAGCGTCTTCGTATGCTGCGACCGTCATTCGCCTTGCCGCACTGGCGTCTCTGATTGCATTGTTTTATTATATTGTCTCTGACGATGTTCTGATAACTGAAGACAATCGTAAGACCGCCGCTATCTGTATTGAGGAAGTTGAGAAGGGTTGTCCACTGGTACTTGAGGCTCTGAGTGAGAGCAATCAGCATGTGGAAATCCTAAAAGCTCGGGTGATAGACTTGGAAGCCAGGGCTCAAGTCCGCCCGCCACTTCAGTCGTTCGAGTCCAGCACCAGCACCGACGGCGGACTATAGTCATCACACTTCCAGTTACAATAGAGGTGGGAGACATGGTTCGGGTCAAAAAAGACCAAGTTTACCAGCAGTGTTGGGGCAACGGAATTGTCGTCGCTGTTGAAAATAAATTCTACAACCGACCGAACGGCTTGCTTGGCAAGACACCAAGAATAAAAGTTTACTGGTTTGACAAGAAACTATCGTCTTTCGAGCCCCACGGCGGACTTGAAATAATTTCAAAAATTCCTTGACACCTGCCCTCTGGCGTGATATATTGTTTAAGTAAGATGAGAGAAAGGTGAAGACAAATGGGATATGGTAACAAAAAATACAATCGAGAAGCGTACCTCATGGACGGCGGAGCTAATGATGAGGGCTGGCACAACAAGTATTGCTACAGTTGTGCGAAAGTTACAGAGCATGGTCGAGGCGAGGGCTGCGTCCCTTGCGGCGACAAATATATCTTTCGTAACTCCGTTAGGTCAATCACAGTCGCTGGCTCAAGTGGGGAACACACTGTGAGACTCTATCCGAATGGCAAGAAATATTGCTCTTGTAAAAGCTTCAAATATCGCAAGACATGCAGTCACTTGAGTAAAATAAACTTTAGCTAAAGCTGAAAGGTGCTGTTTTGAAAAAGGAAAAGTATAACTTTGACATACCAGAGCATTGGTATAAGAGTAACCCAGAGCTATGGAACTGGACCCCCGAATATCTTGGCGTGGTGGGCATTTGTATAGACCGTCACGAAGAGTGGGCTGGCGATGACGAGGCTGCAATGCTGTTCGAGAGGAGCGGTGCCACGAGCCCGAAGAGTGTCGTCAAGCAGCCCTGGCACGACCTCGATGACGACCTAATTGTAGAGTGTCAATCACAGGTCTTTGCATTTAACGATGTGTGCCTCGACCAAATTGGCAAGCTAGTCCTGCTGAACAACGGCGCAGTCGGAAAGCTGAGGAAAGCGGAGTTTCGGCTGGCTACAGATGAGGAGAGAATTTTAAGCTACAGTGCGGGCTTCCCCTTATCGTTCATCATTTGTGACATTGAGGTCGAGACAGATGATGTATTCTATGAAAAAGTCATGGATTACGATGTTCGATTTATAGATGCAGAGCGAGCCCTGCTCCCCTCTGTTGAAATGCGCTCACTACAAGTAAGATTAATAAGAGCTATCCATCGAGAAAACAACAGGATTGTTTCTTTTGAAGACTGGAAGCGAAAAAAGGGGTTGCTACCCACGGGGAAGGACGCAGAAGATGAGCTTGGAAAATGAGCCAGAACCAGTTGGCAGATACTCATCCGTAGCGGAAGCATTTGAGAAGAACCCTTGGATGTTCAAGTTTGTTTCAGCACTGTGTGACCTGTACGGTGCACCGTCAACAGCAGCAGAGTGTTCCTCCCCCAGGGAGAGAATGCTATACGCTTGGGCTGCGGCAAGCTGCATCTCAGCAATAGAGAGTTATAGGGTTCTGTGGATAGGCGGCTTCGAGCAGTACGATGTAAAGCTGCTGGCTATCAACTTTGCAGAGGCTTATACTGAGCTAACAGGTGAGCAGGTGATTCCACCCCTAAGAGAAGAGTTTTTTCAAACCAAGAAGGCTGCGCCAGCATGAAAGTTGTGATTTGTTTTGACACCGAGGATGCAGTTGGAATGAAGAATTGTATCAAGACGGTGGACCACCTAGCCAAAGCCTATTATCAAAAGCGAATAGAGGATTATGGAGAGATGCACATTTCGAGAAGAGAAATGGCTCAAATCCTCCAGACATTCTATAAACGCCATCGATACTACGACTATGACAAGAACAGCGACGACCAGCGTCGGTTGTTCGATAAAGATATCATGGAGGGTTGGGATGTGCGTGTCAATTATAAATTAACGAAGGATTTCGTTGACGAGATGTGCGAGAGAAAAGAAAATAATAAAGGTTTTCTATTTTGGTCGATTTAAAGTAATATTGGAATATTTTGATTTGAATTGCGTCTAATAAGTGTAGACACAAAAGGAGGTAATTCAAATGAAGCGAGTGGTAACTGTTCTTGGGTTGATGCTACTAGTGGCTTCAGGGTGCGCAACAACATCCAGAGCCCAATCAGTAATTGTCAAAGAGATTTATATAGAAAAACCAATTGTAAAGTACAAGACAAAGGTCGTGTATAAGTATAGGACAAAAGTCGTGTATCGCTATAGAAACAAGGTTGTTTATCGATGCCCGAATAAAAAGTACAAACGAAAAGTGATTTATCGCTATTACTAATTTAGGTGTCGAAAGAATGAGTAAAATTATATTGTTATTTTTATCTGTTGTTGTGTCTGGCTGTCTAATAGGCACGGAGGCGGCTCACTATCATAGCCCCAAGCCTGTGGTCGAGAGCGTCTATGTCACAGTGGAAGACCCCGACTACTATGAGTTCTACAATGTTTACGACGAATGGTGCTACGGTCAGCGAGACTACCAACACTCTTCTTGCTTTGAAGAGTGGTGCTATGTTGCATACGACGACTACTGGTACGAGTGGGATTATTCCTGCGAGAATGCGTATTACAGCCACCCCCAGCACAATCACTACTATTAAAATATAAAAGGAGAATAGTAATGTCAAACAATATCTTAGGTTTCGAGTATGAGGGAGAGGTAATCCAGGCACTATTAGATGCTGGGTACTGTGGGTCTATTACCGAGGGTGCAGGCTCATCTTCGGTCGGAGCGGATGCGGACTTTGTTCTCGATGGTGTCCGTCACCTTGTGGAGGTCAAGAAGGATTCGTTCGCACAAATGGGAGGCACATCGGCAAGGTATCATCAGGGAGAGTTCGAGGTAGCTTCTGATTCAGTCGACGAGGCAACGCAAGAGATTATAGTTTCAGCCCTTGGCTCTAGGCAGAAATACATTGACGACATGTTGAAATTTCTTGGACAAGAGAAGTTCCCATTTAGTTGTACAAGGGAGAAGTGGACTGAAGCTCAACAGCTTGGTTTGCTGAAACCAATTAATATTAAAATTTGCAAGGACACAAGCTTTATCTCGAACCACTACCGAAAGAAGGGTATCAACTATATTCAAATCGGTGGTGCAGGTTTGTTTTATCTAGCAGAGAATCCAGCCCACCTGCCTGTTCCCAGACTTGATGGTCAAATTGACATCGAGCTTCGAGCAGCCCGCTCAGGTTCCAAGAAGAATACGGAGGGCGTATCTATGGTCGGCGGAGGACTTCGTGCGCAGGCTAGGCTCAAGTTCAAAGGTATGTCTCCGTACACGCTCGATAACCCCGAATCTATTAAATTGTTGATGGGCAACAAATGGGCGAACAAGCACAGTCAGCGATGAAAAGCTGGTATCTCTATGTGCTGGAGTGCTCCGACGGCACACTCTACACTGGCGTGACGACTGACTTACAGCGCCGCATAGTCGAGCACAATAGTTCCCGCAAGGGGGCGAAGTATACTATGACAAGAAGACCTGTCCACCTCCTGTGGTCAAAGCAGTGTGGGTCAAGGTCGGAGGCTCAATCAGAAGAATATAAGTTCAAGAAGTTGAGCAGGAAAAATAAGTTAAAAGAAATGGAAGAGGCGAAAAATGATTAATGATGAAGACATGGCAAAGAGCTTGTGGAACATACACAGTGAAATCGTTCAGCTTTTAAGAGACGAGGTAAGAACCTTGCAGATTAAGCTGGCAATCGCTGAAGAGGAAAACAAACAACTTAAGATTAGACTTGGCGACCCAGCATGACATCGGCACTTATTCTTTTATTGTCTCTTCCGCTCTGCCCCAATTGGATTAGTGATACTTCTGACGAGGTTGCACCAGAAGGGGCGCAGCTAAGCCAGTCACAGCAGGTCAGGAATCAGCTTCGGTGCTTTTCCTCTGTCATTCTGCCATGGGAACAGGTGTGCCGACAGGCAAGGTCACCAGCTTATTGCAAACAAAAGGTTGACCTCTGGGTGCAGAGAAACTTTTCTTGGCAAGGTCAGCCCAATCCTCCATGCGTAAACGCTAACAGGACTCGAAGAACATTCATGATAAACATTAGGAACTCCAGATGAAACAGGGATTTGTTTTGGCGACCGTGTTGCTGGTTGCAGCACTCTTGGCATCAAGTGCCATCCTGCTCTATGCCATGGCAACAACGGATATGCAGATTACTCACAATGTTAGGCTCCACACCAGGGCAAAGAATACAGCAGCGTCTGGGTTGGAACACTTTAAGTCACTTGGGATGCACTACGAAGACTTGGAGCAGATGGAGGAGAATCAGGGCGAAGAGTTCTTAGTCCTTGAGGGATTCACAGCAGCAGAAGACAGGTATAGGGTGACAGTTGTTCTCTCGGAAGATGAAGTATTCTATGTGTACAGCACAGGCACACACGAGAGGGGCGGTCAGGTTGTTGCATCGGCTCAGTTGGCGGCATCCTTCCAGTCGCTTTGGGTTGAAAAGTGAATTCGGCGGAAAATTTTCCACATTAACATTAACAAAAGACTTAACAGGTTTGCCACAGTGTGTTACTGTGGTAGCAGAACTATAACGAAACCGAAAGGTAAAAGAAAATGAAGAATATTGTTTTATTGTTATTATCTCTAACGATTACCACCCTGCCCGCCCTTGCGGATGCTCACGACACTAGCGAATCAGCAGGTGAATGGACCAAGCGTTCAGGCATTCGCTTTGGCTATGTTTATGCTCACAACTTCCATAAGGATAGCGACAAGCTAAGTTCACCGCACATGTCTACCATGGGTTACGAACTACAACAAACAATGCCAGGTGGCGATTGGCTAGACATCTTGTTTATCCAAAATGTAACTATTACAGGCATGGACCAAAGTGTTCTTGCGCCATCGGCAAGGCTATTGATTGGCTTTGAAATCAACGACTCTATTCAATTAGCAGTCGGACCTAATGGTGCGCCAAAGCATCCAAGTGATAACTTTATCCATCTAATGGTGGCAGTAGGTTATACAGCCGAAGCAGGAATGCTTTCTATTCCTTTCCACTTTAGTTATGTGCCTGATGCCGATGGCTACTACACAACCGCACTAACTACTGGTGTCAACTGGTAGGCTCCCCTTAAGCGCACCTCAACCGAGACCATTATGAAAACTAAATTCAAGCCACTTATAGTCGCTGCCGTGACTATTCTTATTGTCGTGGCTGTCGGATGGGGTGCGCTCCACCTTTTTATTAATAACATTCTTTCGATTGATTAGGGGAAAGTGGTGATGCCGCAATTAAAAATATATACGGGTCCAATGCATGGCGGCAAAACCACCCGATTACTTTCTGCGCTTGAGCGATATGTTTATCAAAACAAAAAGGTCAAGCTGTTCAAGCCTAGCATTGATGACCGCTTTTCCATTGAGGATGTTGTTACTCATTCGGGTCGTTCTTGGAAGGCATTTCGGGTAAGCACCGCAAAAGAAATTATCGTGAACTCGGTCGATGCAGATATTGTGGCGGTTGATGAAATGTTTATGATACCCAACTCAGCAGATGCTCTTCTTTATCTTTACTCTAAAGGCAAGACGATTCTTGTATCGACGCTACAGCTTTCCTATGAACCAAATCCGTTCGATGAAGTTCAAAAGATAATGCCATGGGCTACATCAATTGATATTTGCCCAGCCGTCTGTGCTAAGTGTGACAAAGATGCCTTCTATACTAGAAGGCTTGCTGGAGGGGATGACAAGATACAAGTCGGAGGGGCGGAGTCGTATGAGCCGCTTTGCTTTGAACACTATACCGAGCTTAATTCCTTTTTTAAACTATTTAAGTCATGAGACAAATAGAAAAAATGGCTCGAAAGCGTCTTGTTGAGCAAGCGCCGTCAAGATTGCTTCCCCCGTATAAAGGCGAAGGCTTTTGGAAATCCTTGAAGGGTTGGATGGAGCTAGCTTACAATGTTGTTGTAAGAAACTCTTGGTATAATTCACATAGATTCTTTTCGGACTTGCTGCCAGCAGATATTAAATTTGAAGACCTTAAAGAAGGCAACCCAGTTGCAGCAGTATTTATTACTTCGGGCAAGCAAGCGGTGATGGCTATCTCTGATGAGAAAGATAACAAGTTTCAGGTGCCGCTTGAGGCAGGTGAGATACCAGTTTATTTTAAAGGCATGGCGCATGATGTTGCCAGAGCCTCGTCTTCTATTCCTTTTCTTATGTCACGCCACCCAATTGAAGTGGAGGGTGTGAGCGTATACCCAACTGATGGTGCAACTTACCGTGGTTTGCCGAGTCAGTTTATGCGTCATAAATATAGATTATCGTTGAGCACACACGCTCCGCCTGTTGAAAATATTAAACGAGCAAAGCCCGAACTTACGGGTTGGTGGCTCGTTGGGGTTCCGTTCCAAGGTATTGGCACCATCATGACAATGCTTGAAGGTATTACGACAAAGGATGAAGCTTCCTTTCGCATCTTTGGTGATGGTATTGAAGATACATGCGAGATAAGTCATACACTTCTCTGTGGTAACTTTCGAAAACAAAATAATATTGATGTTTCATGGTTGAATGTTGGAGGTCACACGCCAGAAGTTGTTGGAAAGCTATTCGACTTTGGTGTCAGCGAAGCTGATAAGTTTTGGGCATCCAACTTTAAGCATCAAGAAGGCATCCTTGAGCACGGTCTTGCAGTTTGCATGACTGGTGGTGGTGGCGATGGGTATGTGCAGTGCGGGTTCATGGCAAGGTTGCGAGACTTGATTGGCAAACCTTTTGCTGCAACCGCTGGCGTGTCGGCAGGGGCTATCAACGCAGTGTTCTTTGCTTGGCTTGAAACCGAAATTAATAAAGAAAAAACTTAAAAAACACTTGACATCTATCTCAATATTTGGTATAAAATACCTGCGGGGCGGTTAAGCCCTTTGGAGATAGAGATGCTTGTTGTTGGTTCCAAAGTTAGTCATCGCTTTCACCCTCTTTACCGCAATGTTGGTGAGGTCATCAGCCTTAAGGGTCATATGTTTGAGGGTGAACAGATGGTCGTTGTAAATTGGGGAGAAAGCAAACAGTATGTGTATCCCATCCAGCACCACTACGCCGAAGCTCTTCGGCTGGAGGCTTGAGAATGAGCGATTTCAATATGTTCTACGGTGAGCGTGTCAAGTATAAAGGCAAGCATCCTCTCTTGAAAGACCAAGAGGGCAAAGTTGTCGGTGGCGATGAACACAACTTCGTCGTCAAGTGGGATAACCTTGAGGTCTTGAGAGAACACAGTGCTTACGACTGCTTGTGGCTTCAGATTGATAGGGGTGAGCCAGGAAAGAAGTGGCTTCAATTGAATTCGGAGGGTTGAGATGTTTTATAAAGTTGTGATGTACGAGTGTTACGATGGCAAGGTGAGGCTTGGCTATAAAGCAGAAGCCCCAGAGGAGCCACGAAAGGACAAGATTAAAAAGGACAAGGCTCATGGCGGAAAATAATATAAAGGTCGGAGCCCTTGTTCGCTCCAAGATAACAAAGTCGTCATACGATAAGCTTGGCGTTGTTGTGAGCACATTCTCTGTTGCCAACAATGATAGTTCACCATTTTATATTATCAACTGGCAAGACGGCTCTAAGATAACGGCACCCCAGTCGTATTTTTATAATGCAGTAGAGGTGCTGGCGTGAAGTTTAAAGCAGGGGACTTGGTTCGGGCAAATGAAAACCACCAAGCCCACGGCGATGCTGGCTGGCAGGAACAATACAATGTTGGCATTGTAATCGCAGCCAACATTGCTATGTGGGATAAGAGAACAGCGCCCGAAGGCGTCGAAGTATATTGGCAAGGGCTGCAAGATGTCGAGACTGTTTTCTCTGATGAAATTGAATTAATTAAAGAAAAAGCTTGACAAACCCTCTCGCATTTGGTATATTATAGAAGTGATGGGGGCAGTGAGTCCCGTGCGTGACGAAAGCAGGAAGGCTGCGAAGTCTCTTGATTCTAGCGACGAAAGCGTTACAGACTCACCACCCCCATCACACTAATTTATAGAGGTATGCGATGAGTCAGAAACAAATAAAAATTAAAGCAAGCAAAGTCGCCTGCCGACGAACAAAAAATAGAATCCGTGAACATGGGCACGACTTTGTTCTTGTGCGTCAAAGCGGAACAGAGGTGCTGCTGCGGGCTATCAGTCGCAACGCTTCGAATGGTCTTGGCGGTAAAGAGCACTGGTTTGGGTGGCTGCCTATTGCAGAAGTAGAAGTCATCTCAGAAAATTAATAACAAAGGGATATTATGCAACGACCACTTAATGTTGGCTCTATGGTTATTCATCTAGACTGTCCCACGCTCAAAGGCGTAAAGGGAAAGGTTGTCGGCGCTTATAGACAACGAACTCGACTGCTGGTCAAGTGGGAGAACGGCGTGGTCAGAGAACACTGCTACAAGGCACTGGGTCGATGCTAAAAAGTTTAAACTATTTTCAGAAAACGCTTGACTTTCCCTCTCGATTATGGGATACTGTATATGTGGTTGGGAGTTAAGGAGAAAGTTATGAAAGTTGGAAATCTAGTTCAGTGGGTTGAAAATCAACCAGGGTTCCCAAAGCGTCAGGGTGTTATCACTCATACATTTTGCTTTCCAGGCGGTGAGCGGGCAGGGCAGGTTGCGAGTCATCGTGTTCACTGGGTAAGCAAGCACACGGGCAAGATGGTGTGCAACACTTTCCGCCCCAGTGAACTGACGGTGCTCGCATGAGCATTGGTGATTTGGTCAAGCTGCCAAACGGTCGGTTCTGGTGGAACGGAAGAGCGGGTATCATTTCCGAAACTCGCAATAGCCAGTTCATGGATTGCATGGGCAACTGGACTACAAAGAGAGAATGCAGGGTAGACTTCGGTGACGGATTTATCTGGTATCACTCAGAAAATATGGAGTTGCTAAATGCAGGTCGGTGATTTAGTTAAAACAATCGAGGGCTGGACAGCAATAGGCTATTGCGGTGTTGTGATTGGCATGGAGGCTTCCTCCAGCCACGCCCATGTTCTTCTAACCAAGGCAACAACCTTGGGAGAGAAGACCCACTGGTTCCCAGTTCAAAAATTAGAGGTGATTAATGCAGGTCGGTGATTTGGTAAAGGTTGAAACAAAGCATGAGGGCAAGGTGCTCGGCATCATTACGGAGCAACACTTCAGTCCACTTGGCAGAGAGTGGTATGTGATGAGGCTCGACAGCCAGCGTTACACGCTTGCTCAATCCTGTGATATTGAGGTGGTCTCCAGTGCAAGTCGGTGATTTGATTAAACATAAGCATGGAGTGATGCTGGGCAGCGGTGTTGTCCTTGCAGTCAGTCCGCCAGATAGAATGACAAATCACGAAAGAGCAGACACTCTGTGGACTTCCCACGGTCGCACCAGAAAGGTGACAGTAACGACTATGTTTATGGAGGTGGTCAGTGCAGGTCGGTGATTTAGTAAGAAATAAAAACTTAGTTCCCGAGAACCAAGAAGTTGGTATCATTTTAAGATGGCACACTTTCGACCCTGAGACGAACCCCTATACATGTCCGATTGTTAAATGGATAGGCGGCACAACAGGTTCGATTCAGGAGAGTATTTTGGAGGTAGTCAGTGAAAGTCGGTGATTTGGTAATAATGCCTGGGTCGATTGAACCAGTCACAGGTATTGTTTTGAGAAAGAAATCAGACGACGAAAAGCATGGGCTTGGTCGTATTGAAGTGTATTGGGTTGAGGACGCAGAAGCGTCATGGGAGCCAAAGAAATGGTTGAAGGTAATCAGTGAAAGTCGGTGATTTAGTAAAGTTTGTGGCACCCGCAGTCTTTTCGGGAGCAGAACGAGAATACGCCAAGTCGGGGATAGTGACTGAGATTTCTGAATCGACTTGGCTTGGAAAAACGCAACCAAGTGCTGCGAAGGTCTACTGGTCCGACGGTCGGCAGACGAGGGAGCATTTTTGTTATCTTGAAAGGCTCAAAAATGAAAGTCGGTGATTTAGTGAGGCTTCCAGCGGGGACCAGTCGACATTGGGACTTGAGTTCCCCGATTGGTCTTTTGGTGGAGAAGCTCCCGAGAGAAGATAAGCTGGAGTATGACTGGAAAGTCCTCGTTGATGGACAGTACATTGAATTCGGTAGGCAGATTGAAGAAAGCTCGACGCTGGTAAGCCATGCGTGATTTACTGCGAGAGCTTTTTCATCCAGACTCGCAGCTTTGGTGGTGGGTGCTGGGCTTCGGCGTGACAATGTGGTTTCACGCTCAGTTTTTTAGGAAGGATGAAGAATGAAAATCGGTGATTTAGTTAAACCTAATTATAAAACAGATGCAGTCGCCATAGTTCTCACGACTCCAGCAGTCGTGGACGGCTTCGGAGAAGACGCAGTAGTCAGCCTTAAATGGGTTGGTCGATGGGCAAACCAACAAGAAGATTATTATTCTACTCGATATCTTGAGGTGGTGTCCAGTGCAAAGCGTTGACCTTCACGGCATCAAACACGCCCATGTATCTGATATTATTATTGAATGTTGCATGACATACGACATTCCTTTCATTGTTATAACTGGGCAGTCGCCCGAAATGAAAAGAATTGTTCAGCGAGTGGCGAATGATTATAATTTAAAAGTTCGAGATTCTGTTAACAACCCAGGTAGGGTTGTGGTAGGATAGGCGAAAGATAAAACAAGGGAGTAGTAGAATTTACTTCATCAAGGAGAAAACTATGTTTAAGAAAAATTCTATTATTATTGCCTCAATTGTATTTGGTGCATCGTTTGCCTGTGCTCAAGAAAAAGTGAACACAGATAATGCAGCGGATGCTCAAGTACAGACTGAGGTGGAAAATACTACTACGACCGCAACAACTCCAGCAGTAGAGACGACAGTCACAACTGATGGAAAGAAGAAGGATGTCAAGAAGGTTGACACAAAGACCTCGAAGACGGCAGCTACTGCCACGACCAACAGCAACACAGCAACGACGACTGAGGCAGACGCCTCAAGCGGAAACACTGTGAACACTGAAGAGACTGGTACCACAACAACTAACGGTCAAAGTACCGATAACTAAGTAAATGCTGCTCCCTTGTTTTATTTTTTGTTTTTATGTTTGGAAGAATAGATGAAAGTCGGTGATTTGGTTCAAATTCAGAAGTGGTGCAAGAACAAAGGTGCCCTCGCTGTCGTAGTCGCTGTGCCACCGTGGGCAAATGAAGTTTCCATCAGATATCTGGACCCAGCACAGGCAGCAGGCGGCGGCGGAAGAGCTATGACCGACAATTTAATTTTATTGAGTGAGGGTGTATGAAAAGTATTGACCTATATGGTGATGGTATTGGCGAGGTGGGGTATGTCTCGCACATGGGAACTGACCTGACTGTTGTGAACTCAGCAAGAGTGTCGTTCGGTGTCGAAAAAGAGAATCTTGACTTGCAAGATGTCAAGTTGATTAAGTATTTAATTCGACACAAGCACACCAGCACTCTTGAGCACAATTTAATTACATTTCGCTTTAAGGTGCCGCTGTTTATCAGAAGTCAGCACCATCGGCATCGAACTTGGAGTTATAATGAAATCTCCAGGCGTTATACTGATGTCGGTATTGAATTTTATGAGCCTGAAGGCTTCCGCACACAACACAAAAGCAATCGTCAAGCTAGCAGCGATGAGATTATCAACCCATCTCTTGGCGGCGCAAAGAAATCTCTATTGCCAGTCAACTTGAGGACGGCAGTAGATTCGGTTCGTGAGCACAACAGTACCTCGCTCTGCCTTTTCAATCAACTGATTGAGGCTGGCGTCTGTCGAGAGCAGGCAAGAGGTGTGCTGCCACAGAACCTTTACACTGAATATTATGGTACGACCAATTTAAATAATTTAATGAAGTTTATCAGCTTGCGCTTGCACGACGGCGCTCAGTGGGAAATCCAACAGGTGGCGAAAGCCTGCTTGGCAATCGCAAAAGATTTATTTCCAGTGACCGTAGAAGCTTACGAAGAGATAAATAATTTTTAAGGAGAAGGTATGAGAGTCGGCAGTCTTGTCCAGTATATGAGCAGAGTTGTGTTGGTCACAAAGGTTGGCAGCGTGTGGATACACGGCATCGAGCTTGGTGAGGACTATGTTAGCAAATATAAAATCAGCGCACTCAGCGGAGTAATAAGCGAATGAAGATTGGCGACTTGGTGATTCGCATAGTGCGACTTCCCCATCAAAATAACATGGATTTGTCTGCACAGATATCCAGAGACTCGCTTGGACCAGGGATTGTTTTATCGAAGCGAATGATGGGCAATCCCGAGCACCCGTGTATTGAGGTTTACTATCCGAAGAAAGGCATCAGGACGATGATTGCTGAGTCCCTGATGGAGGTGATTTCATGACAATCATTGCGAAGATTGTTGTTTTGCTGGCTATACTTGTCATGCTAATTCTTGGGGG